ATGGAGTCTTTCAAAAGGATTATCAGTGGTTCATTCGTGATAACAAAGTCAACCATGATTTTGTGAACGGTTACACCTTCTGTGAGTACGCTTAAGTTTCACACAGTGAAGCGATTAATCAACTCTAATCGCTTCATCATTTATTCTCCACATGATCAAAACTAAGAAAGAGTGGGCATCATGTTATGCCCGATTCTATTCAATTGTTCTCATTCTCATTCTTCTTTAACTAACACTATGGACGACCTACTTTCAGAAATCATGGATTCACCAGGTGAGATCTATGACATCCCCGAACTTCGTGAATTAGAGGAGGAAGAGAAGTTCAACGTTGAAAGCTTCATTAACTCCAACATCGATTACTAACTCACAATCAAATGGCAATCTTCTCCATGTGCTCTGATATCGAATCTCAACAGATTCGCTGGGTAGAGCGTAACACTAAGACAGACATTCAACCCACCTTAGGTCAACGCTTCCCCTCTGAAGCTTCATTCTTTGCAGGTGTCTGTTCTGACAAGTATCAGCAGGAAGCATTAGATAAGATCCCTACATTTGAATAACACAGAGGGGGCTACATTGCCCCCTTTTTTGACAGTTATTGGCGGTGCGGTTGTTGTTAATTAAGGCGGCGATGGCCCCCCCGTTATTAAAACGCCTAACTACCCTAGTCTACAAAGTGTTACCCAAGCGAGCTTTATATTACACGGAATACTTTTTAGAAAACCCCCGTCCCATATATAATCGAAGAAGGAAAATACGTTGTATGAAAAAAAATTCTGGGCCAGTTTATTTGACTGTAGAGATCGATCCAGTGACTCATGATTATATGATATTACTTCCAGAGTATCTGGTGAATGATATGGGATGGTATGACGGGACGTGTCTGATAGCGAATAGCGACGGGAATGACATTGTATTAGAGACTGGGGAGGACTGCCCAGTGGATGATTGACAGACGCTATATAATACGTTAGAATAACTGAGTTCATCATTTCAGATTATGGCGAAAGGATTTACGATCAAGGCGAAACCGCCAGCGAAGAAAGCATCTAGTTCAGAGTGGGACTACGACAAAGCTAAAGAGATAATCAAAGGAAAGACAGTAGTATTCTGTCTACCTGGTCGAGGGGTATCATATACATATCTAAAAAACTTTGTACAACTCTGTTTTGATTTAGTGCAAGCCGGAGCGAGCATTCAGATCAGTCAGGACTATTCCTCCATGGTAAACTTTGCAAGATGCAAGTGTCTTGGAGCGAATGTCCTTAGGGGACCTGATCAGATTCCCTGGGATGGAAAGTTAAAGTATGATTATCAATTATGGATTGATAGTGATATTGTATTCAACACTGAGAAGTTCTATCAGTTGGTTCTGATGGACGAAGACATTGCTTCTGGTTGGTATTGCACAGAAGATGGAAAGACCACCTCTGTGGCGCACTGGCTAGAGGAAGAGGACTTTACCAACAATGGTGGGGTCATGAATCATGAGACACTTGACACGATGGCCAAGCGTAAGCAACCGTTCACAGTTGATTATGCAGGTTTCGGATGGATCCTAATCAAGCATGGAGTCTTTGAGAATGAGGGTATGAAGTATCCATGGTTTGCTCCGAAGATGCAAGTCTTTGATAGTGGGGCAGTACAGGATATGTGTGGAGAGGATGTATCATTCTGTCTTGATGCGAAGGAAGCAGGATATGAGATCTGGTGTGATCCTCGTATCAGGGTAGGTCACGAAAAAACTCGCGTTATCTAAGGAGGTCGCAATGGCTAGAAAGAACAAGACTTATTATTACAATGTCTACCGTGGCTCGGAGCTTCTACATGAAGAACTTACCGAGACTGAATTCATGGATCAGATGGAATTCTATGCCCATGAATATTATATGACACAGGATCCTGCATTGAATCCTGCAAACTTCCGTCACGAAATGAAGCAATTACTAGAGGAGTGAATTAATTATGGCAGTACGTTCAAAAGTCGGTATCAGCAAAGATGGCTGGATGCCTGGTAAACCCAAAAGAACTCGTCAGGGTTCTGGTAAGAACACAAAATACGCGGCGTCGTCCCGTAACTCGGCTCGTAAGATGTATAGGGGTCAAGGTCGAGGATGACCAAAGCGTCTAGGTGGGTGCATAAGGGCGGGAAGTCTCGCCCCGATAAGCGTTTCAAAGCAAGCGCCGCACCCAAAAAACCAAGAAAGAAGAAAAAAGGTTAAATAGGTGAAGATGCATTAAGTCATTATGGCATGTTTGATTGCTAATCTTCCATCAAAAGAAGTGTGGGTTCGTAAAGAATATCTCACCGATCATCAAAGTGGTCATGGTGAATTTGTAAAGGGCGTCTGGGTATCGGTTAAATCGATTCCTGGGCGTGCTTTTTATTTTGAGACCTATCTACCAGAATATGCGGCAATGTACGATAAATTGCCCATCAGTGCCTTTGTAGCAGACCCTGAGACTCCCACACCTGATATGAATCTACCTAACCTTCAGTTTTGGAACTGTATGGATTATGGGGTTGTCTCAGTAGATAAGAAATTTATTGGCTCAATGGACTTTGAATGCTATACAAGGGATCATGGTAATGTAAAAGGCACCTATATTTGTACCATTGATAACTATCATCATGATCCAGACTATGTTGATTGGGCAACAAGTGAAAATCCTGCCGAACATAAGTCTCATAACTTGATTGAACTTGAAAATGGACAGTATGCATTATATCCAAACAATAGATTGCGTATTTTTGACAATAGTTTGACACCTGTTGAGCCAAAAATGCCTGATTTTAAGGTTTCAACTCAATGGTATCAAGTTGAAAATGGATTTGAAAGACTTGGAATGGGTCGTGAAGACGAATATTTCTGGAAGACATCACAAGAACGTGAAAATTTATCAGAATATCCTAATGAGGGTATAAATACATAAAGTTCATGGTCTATTAATGGCAACACAGCGAGTTTCAAGGGCATTTAAGGACATTTCCTTGTCTTTTGAGGCTCATCCTGTCACAAAAGATCTGCCTATATTAAAAAATGAGAGAGCGATTCAGAGAGCTGTTCGCAATTTAGTAGAGACACAGTTTACTGAAAGGTTTTTTGACTCTGATATAGGTTCACCCGTTCGTGATTTGTTGTTTGAGTTTGTTGACTTCGGAAGTTCTTCTCAAATTCAAGAAGAAATCAAGTTAGTTATTGAACAGTATGAACCTAGAGTTGACAATATCATTGTAAACGTGAGGCCTGCGCCTGATAGAAATGAATTTGAGTGCGTTATAGCATATGATATCGTTGGAATGAATACCCCAACACAAGAATTTTCCTTCGTATTAGAGGCAACCAGATAAAATGCCATTTACAAAGTACGCTAATTTAGATTTTGATCAAATAAGGGATCAAATTAAAGATTATCTAAGAGCAAATTCGGATTTTTCTGACTTTGATTTTGAAGGATCAAACTTTTCCGTATTAATTGACACTCTTGCCTACAATACTTACATCAGTTCGTTTAATGCGAACATGATTGTCAACGAATCTTTCATTGAATCCGCAGCATTAAGAGAGAATGTTGTTTCTTTGGCGCGTAATATTGGTTATACTCCGCGTTCACGCACTGCAGCTAAGTCAAAAATATCATTTTCCGTAAAATTTTCTGGTTCCAGTCAAACTGTTACATTAAAAGCGGGACTAGTTTGTGTAGGAAACACCAAAAACACTAGTTTCGTATTTTCTATTCCAGAAGATATTACCGCAACAGCACCATTAGATAATGCATTAGATAATCAGATTGGTGCTAGGACTGCACTCTTCTCTGATATTGATGTATATGAAGGATCATATGCAGTTAAGAAATTTAATGTCGATCAATCTTTAGATCAAAGATTTATTCTTGACAATGCTTCTATTGATACCAGCACACTTAGAGTAGGAATTAAAGGCCCATTAGATCAAGGTATTGATAATAAATTCGTAAGATCTGATACTGTTTTCAAAATTACTTCTTCATCAGAAATTTACTTCTTGCAAGAAGTAAGAGATGAAAAATATGAATTATTATTTGGTGATGGTGTCATCGGTAAGAAACCAGAAACTGGAAGTCAAATTGTTGCATCTTACATTGTAACTAATGGTATCGAAGGAAATGGAGTTGTAAATTTCAGTTTCTCTGGTGTTCTAAGAGGATCTTCAGATGAAAGAATTTCTCCTACTACTAGTATAGTAGTAACGACTAACCAGAAGGCGCAAGGAGGGACTGAGATTGAATCAATACAGTCTATTAAATACTTTGCTCCTAAAACGTACTCATCGCAGTACAGGGCGGTTACGGCTAGTGATTACGAAGCAATTGTAAAGCAAGTGTTTCCTGATGCAGAATCCGTTTCTGTAGTTGGTGGTGAAGAAATGACACCTCCAAGATTTGGAGAGGTTGAAATTTCAATCAAACCAAAGAATGATTACTTTGTATCTGATTTCAATAAAGGATTGATCTTAGGTAGACTTAAAGATTATGCAGTTGCTGGGATTAAACAAAGTATTGTAGATCTTGAAATTTTAAATGTAGAATTGGATATTTTTGTTTATTATAATGGAAGTAAAGTTTCGAGTTTAGAGAACTTGAAGAGTTCTGTTACATCTACATTATCAGAATTTTCAAGATCAGAAGATCTTAATAATTTTGGTGGCCGATTCAAATATAGTAAACTACTAAACGTAATTGATTCTACAGACACTTCTATTACTTCTAATATTACAAAAGTGAAAATTAGAAGAAACATGAAATCTTCTATCAATAATCCAGCTCAATATGAGTTGTGCTTTGGTAATCAGTTTCATGTAAATCCAGCTGGGGCGAATATTAAGTCAACAGGATTTAGTGTTGCTGGTGTTCCTGATATTCTTTATATGACAGATACACCAGGTATTATTAGTAATAATGTAAATGTAACTAGTTCTTTAGCAGCTACTGAGGTTTTTAATAGAAGACCAGGGTCATCAGTTAGAGCCGAAACGGGCGTTATTTCATTTATTTCTATTGATGAAAATGGCGTTTCATCTGTAAAAGTACAGAATGCTGGAAGTGTTAATTATAAGACTGGAGAGATTAATATCTTTACAGTTAATATCGTTAATACCGTTCTTTCAAACGGAACTATTGAAGTACAAGCATTTCCAGAAAGTAATGATGTCATTGGATTGGAAAATTTGTTTGTTGAATTGTCAATAGATAAAAGCACGATAAATATGGTTAAGGACACAATCACTTCTGGTGAGCAAGTTTCGGGAATCGGATTCCCAGTTACTTCAAGTTACTCAAACGGCAAATTAACAAGGTAAGATGATAGAAACTGGATTTGATACAAGAGTAAAAGTCAATCAAATTATTGAAAGTCAATTACCATCTTATGTTTCAGTAGAAACACCAAAGGCGGTTGATTTTTTAAAACAGTATTATAAATCACAAGATTCTCAGGGCTCTCCTGCAGATCTAATTGATAATTTGGATCAATATTTAAAATTTGATAATATAACTCCAGAAGTAGTTTCTGGCATCACTACTCTGACATCAGATGTCTCTAGTAGTGATACAGTTATCAATGTATTCTCTACAAAAGGATATCCAAATAAAGATGGTATCTTTCAACTTAATGATGAGATAATTTATTACAGTGGAATCACAACCAATTCATTCACGGGTTGTGTTCGTGGATTTAGTGGTATCAGTGAATATAATGATGGTGAGGTTACATTTAACAATACCAACGCCAAAGACCACACTACAGGGATTGGTGTAACTAACCTTAGTACACTATTTTTACGAGAATATTTTAAAAACTTAAAAGTATTATATGCACCTGGATTTGAGAACGAGTCTTTTGATTCAGATGTAAATGTAAACAACTTAGTTAAGAATTTAAAGTCATTCTATCAGTCTAAGGGTACTGCTGAATCAATCAATACTCTAATATCAATATTATTTGGCCAAAACTCAAAAGTTAAAAAGCAGTCAGAGTTTTTACTTGAACCGTCTGAATCATCATTCAGAAAGAGACTAGTATTATTGACTGAAAAGGTTGATGGTGGAGATCCATCCAAATTATCTGGTCAAACACTATTCCAGGATAGTAATAGCAATAATCCAGATATTGGTGGTTGTTCAGCTCCCATCTCTGAAGTAGAAGAAACTATTAGAGGTGGAGTTACATATTATACGGTTTCTCTATTCCTAAGATATCAAGAACCATCTCCTGGTTTTGATGGCACCTTCTCTATAACACCAAGCTCAAAAACCATTGGGGATACTCTCATTGGAAGTGATGTAATTTTGGTAGATAGTACCATTGGATTCCCTAAGAGTGGTGTGTTAAGAAATGGCAGTGATGTCATTACATACACTGATAAAACTATTAATCAATTCTTAGGTTGTTCTGGTGTTACCGCAAACATTGCACCTGCTACAAATATTAGAACCAATGACGTTGCATATGGATATACAAGCGATACTAATGAAAAAGTAGAACTTAGGTTAACTGGCGTAATATCAGAATTTGATCCACAGGAAGATATCTACAACGCAAACATAGGTGAAGTTTATAGAGCCAAAACAGTTGGTTCAAAAATTCTAAATCCTCCATCTAATAAAACTTACGAACAGATTTCATTCAACTCTTGGAAATATAATACTGCATCAAGTATAAAAGTTGAAAGTTTTAATGGTTCTGTATTTGTTCTAGAAAGAAGTCTAGATGATGCATTCCTTAGTGACGGTGATAATGTAGAAGTTGTCAATAGTGAAACTCTTGATGTTGTTGTTGGGTTAACCACAGCTACAATCACTGGTGATAAGCAAGTTGTATTATCTGGTGGTAATATTTCCGATTTGGTGCAGGGTAGAGCATATGATATTAGAAGACAAATTAAAAAGGCATCTAGCACTGGTATTGAACTGAGTTATGGCAATAATACTCTAGTATCAAATGTGTTGAACACATATATTACAAAAAATCGTAGTACTCTTTATGTTGCATCAAACTCTTTACCTGATTACAACATTGATCTAAATCAAATTGAGGTTTCAATTGCTGAGGCATCAGTATCTTCTGGAACTCTTGATGATCAAGATTCACTTGGTGATTATAATAATATTTCATTTTCAAATACTGTTCCTTTCATAACTGGTGATGAGGTAGTTTATTCTGCTGGAACTGCAACTGAACCAATTAAAGGTTTGGAGTTTGGTAGAAGTTATTTTGTTGAAGTTCAATCACCGAACAATAAAATAAAACTTTATGTTGCCAGATCATTCATTGATACTGGTATCAATGTAAAACTAAATGTTCCTGATGATGGAAATACTGGATCTCACTTCTTCTCATTATCAGAACAAGTTGATAAGAAGATTTCGCCACAAAAGGTTCTAAAGAAGTTTTCATTGATAAGATCATTAGATACTGGTAGTGAAACCAGCACAATTGCTGGAGCTTCTGGCATTCTTAAAAATGGTGTAGAACTTACAAATTATAAAATTGACGACAAAGTATTTTTTGGACCCGTTGAAAAAATTAGTGTTTTCAATTTTGGATCTGGTTATGATGTAATCAATCCACCAAAATGTATCATTGCAGATTCGGATAATTCTGGAAATACTGCTCTGGCAAATGTTGCCGTAGTAGGAACCCTTAAAGATATTCTTATTGATCCACAAGACTTTGATATTGATCGAGTCATAAGCATCAGTATAAGTGGTGGTAATGGAACTGGGGCTTTAGTCGAACCAACTGTAATTGATCAATTTAGAGAAGTTATATTTAATGGTAAGAATGCCTCTGATGGTGGTGGCGTCTCCGTTTATGGTGATTTTATTAGAACAACCAATAATCATAATTTTGGAAATGGTCAAGAAATTATCTATGATCCAAATGGTAACAGATCTTTAGGAGTCACTGGATTTGGATTGACTAGTGTTACTGGTAATTTCCTAGAAACTGGTGGTAAGTACTTTACCGAAGTTATTGATCCAGTATCTTTTAGATTATATGAAAATGAATCAGATTTTAATAGTGGTATAAACACTGTTGGTTTTAGTACTGGTAGTAACAGTGGTGGTTTACATAAATTTAGAACTGCACAATCAACCAAGCAATTAACTGGTGTTAATGTTCTAGATGGTGGGGTTGGATATGAAAATAGACAAGTTGCTATTCAAACAACAGGTATCTCAACATCTAATAATTCATTCACATTTAAAAATCATGGATATTCTACAGGTGAGTTAATTACATATAACGCTACTGGTGATAAGATTCCAGATCTATCAACATCAAATCAGTATTATGTTATCAAAATAGATGATCATAACTTTAGAATTGCAGACGCTGGTGTTGCAGGAACTAGTAATACTAATTTTGATAGAGGATTGACTGAAAAAATCACTGGGATTGGAACGGGTCTTCACTTATTCAATTATCCAGAAATCACAGTTGATATTTCAGTATCCATTGCAAATACTGTAGGTGTTGTAACAGCTACTCCTATTGTAACAGGCAACATAAAAGATGCCCTTCTATATGATGGTGGAACATCATATGGATCTAAAGTTCTAAACTTCCATAATAGGCCATCTGTAAGTATTGATATAGGATCTGGAGCAGAATTTAGAGCGGTAATTGTTGATAAAAAGATTGTTGATATTTTAGTAACACAACCAGGAAATAACTATTTTTCTCCACCTGATATTAATATAATTAGTGAATCTGGAAGTGGTTGTATAGCGAGAGCAGTTACTGATGCAAATGGTCTGGTTACAGATGTAGTTGTTATCGCGAGTGGTAACAATTATGTTTTCTCAGACACTAAAATTGAACCAGTATCAAGAGGAAGTGGAGCAGTTCTACGTTCATCTATTAGAAGTCTAACTCTCAACAGCAGAGCAAGATTTAAAGATTATGGTGGTGAAGCTATAATTGATAAAGGTGAAAACGGCTTACAATATGCTGTTGTTGGTTATAGTCCAAAATTACAGTCAGATTTCCAAGACACTGATAACACCAAACACTCACCACTAATTGGATGGGCATATGACGGAAATCCAATTTATGGATGTTTTGGTTATACAGACTCAGGTGATCAAACTTCTGCTATTAAACTAATTGAATCTGGTTATGTTATTGATATTAATCAAGTCACCAATAGACCAAGTGGATTTGAATCTGGATTATTTGTCGAAGATTATTTGTTTAATGATTCTGGCGACTTAGATAAGCACAATGGTAGATTTACCAAAACACCAGAGTTTCCAAACGGAACTTATGCATACTTTGCAACGTTAGAACTAGATCCATTAACTGGAGATCTCGCATCTAGTTTCCCATATTTCATGGGTGATTCATATAGATCCAATGTTATTGAAGAAAATCTTGCAGGATCTTCAGTATCACTAAATCAAGATTTTGATTTTGTTGGAAATGAATTAATTAGAAATACTTTCCCGTACAACGTTGCAGAAGTTGGTGCTGATTATAACTTCTTTACTCAACCTTATAATTTTGATAGTCAAAGGGTTACTGTAAGGTCTAGAAAAACAGGTCAAATAGAAAGTATTTCTATTGTAAAGAAAGGAACAAATTATCAAATTGGTGATAGTGTTGTATTTGATAATAGTGATACAACTGGTGGATCAGCATCCGCTCAAGTCTCAGAAGTTACTGGAGACTTTGTTAATAGTATAACAGAGGAATTTTTGACATATGATAAATTTGTATTTGAAACTCTTAATGGAAATCAGGTAGCTGGATTCATTTCAACATATCATGATTTGGAACCGAATGATATTGTTAAAATTTCTGGTCTCTCAACTTATGTTGCTAATTTGTCTGGTGATGTAAATATTGGAGTTCCAGTTGACGACTTTAGTTTAACTGATAACATAGCAGCAGAATTTGTTGGTGGTATAACCACAGATATACCAGTCTCGAATGTCCCAGAGTTCTTAAGACCAAACTCTGAACTTCAAATTGATGATGAAACTTTTAAAGTTCTCAATATCTACAAGACTTCTGGTCCATTTAATAACATCATTAGAGCAGTAAGAGGAACCTCTGGGCTTGGTCATACTGTTGGAGATTCTATATTAGTAAAATCCAGTCAAATAATATTTAATTTTAATGGTCCAACTTTAGATTCTAAAGCAAATGATGTTGTATATTTTAATCCTACAGAAGCCGTCGGATTTGGAACTACTGTAGGTATAGCAATTGATACAGATTATGTTGTTAGTGGTGCAACAACTTTTAGAAGTGTTCCAACATATTCAATCTATCTTGAGAATCATACATTTACAGATAATCAACCAATTAAGATTATAAAACCAGCATCTGGTAATGCTATTGCAGTATCTACAGTTGGTGCTGCGTATACATTTACTCTTCCTTTATCTGGAAATGAACAACTAGTATATGCTGTCAATAAAGGTACAAATACCATTGGTATTAAAACCACTTTAGATTCTGCAGAAATTAATTTCGTTTCCTGTGATACAGACGATTATGAATATCAAATCACATCAGATTATAAGCAGGTAACTGGTAGAGTAGAAAGATTAACTGCAAGAGTAGCGACAGCATCTTCTCATGGTCTTGAAGAAGATGATGAAGTTAGATTAAATGTAAAACCAAATCTAACAGTTGGTATTGGAACATCAACAGCAGTAAGAGTCTTATTTAATGAGTTCACTCAAAATACTATTATTGATCCCATTGGTTTCAGTTCAGCTTCAGTTGGTTTATCAAGTTCAAGATTTAATATTGAGAGTCATGGTTTAGTTACTGGTGATTTGGTATTCTATGATGCGAATGAAACAACTGGTATTGATACTGGAAAGTATTTCGTATTTTCTGATGATCCAGATGCATTCTCAATTGCAGAAACTAAAACTGACCTTGAGGGAGAAACTATTAGATTAGTTGAATTTACCAAAGTTGGTGGAACTTCACATACAATATCTAAAGTAAACCCAGAAATAAAAGTAACTAGAAATAATAATATCAAATTTGATGTGTCAGATAGTTCCTTGTCTGGTTATAATTTTAGAATTTTCTATGATTCTGATTATAGAAATGAACTTGTTGGAACTGGAAGTTCTGAAGCATTTGAATTGACTGGAATTGGAACTGTTGGACTGGGAACGGCTAGTTTTACTATTAAGTTTAACGAGTATTTACCAGAGCAACTATATTATAACTTGGAAAAAATTTCAAATAATACTCTTGTAGAATCTGATATTTCAGTAGATAATTTCTCAAGAATTCTATATGTTGATAGTGAGTATTCTACAAAAACAACTGTAGTTGGATTAGGAACTACAGGTACAACATTCTTAGTTAGTCTTTCGGAAAAACCTGAAAGAGGTTCTTATAGTTCTTCTGAAGTTGATAAGTTAGAATATTCTACAAAATCAACTACTGCCTTCGGTGGAATTTCCAAACTCAATATTTTGAACAAAGGAACTAATTATGATAAACTTCCTGGAATATCAACGATTACAACAACCTTAGGAGTTAATGCTGAAATTGCTCCAAAATCAACCAATATTGGTTTGTTGGATAGAACTGAAGTTGAGAAACCTGGATTTGACTTTGCTGTTGATAAAACTCTAAAACCAGTAGCTGACATTCCAGCAAGACATGAACTTACAAATTACTTCACTACTAATAGTATCATACCAGTATATGGTGGGAAAAACTTTATTACTGCTCCAAACTTAGTCCTTGTAAACTCAGTAAGTCTTGAGCAAGTTGATGATGTAAGTATCATTGCCGAATTAGACTCTGGAAGTATTAGTAGTGTTGAAATCATAAATCCTGGAAGTGGTCTTCAGGGTGTTGGTCATAGTGTCTTTAGTTTGATTAATGATAATGGTTTAAGTATTACAAAGATTGATAGTGTTCAAACTGGAATTATGACTCTAACTGTTGTGACTCCAATATTAGGATTCTCAACAAGCCCACTACAAGCAGGTGATGAAGTATTTGTTGATGGTATTCAGGAATATACTGGAGAAGGCGATGGATTTAATTCTAAAAATTATGGATTTAGATTCTTTGAAGTTACAAATTTCAATTCTGGTGTTAACCCTGCTGAAGTTACAATTGATCTAACTGGGATAGGAACAGGATCTCCTGGAATTGGTGTTACTAATGTTAACTTTGGATCTATTGTTAAGAAAGAATCTTACCCAACATTCTCTGTAGACATCGCTAGTAAAGATTTTATTGATAATGAACCTTTACTATTAGAAAACGACTTGGGTGAAACAACCAAAACTGTTTTGAAAGTGGATTCTTCTAATGAAGCATTCCTTAAAACCAGAGGTGATTTAAAACTGGTTGTTGGAAATAAACTTCTTGGTTCAATCTCTGGAGCTAGAGGAACAGTTGTAGACACTAAGACTTTTGATGGTTTCTATGATGTTGGATGTGGATCTACAATTAACTTTGGTTGGTTGACAAATAAAGGATTCTTGAATGATGATACTCAAGTCATGTCAGATAATGACTATTACCAAAAACTAGCATATAGTATTAAGAGTCCTGTTAAATTTAATGATCTAATTGGTCCAGTCAATCGTTTGGCACATATTTCAGGTACAAAGAATTTCGCTGACACTGAAATCAATTCAGTAGCTGTTGCTTCTACTAATTTTATTAGTGATGGCACACAATCTATAGTTATTGACCTATTCTCTGAATCAGATGTAACAACTAACAATTTCTTTGATTTTGCAGTTGATACTGATGTTGAACAGAATGTAACTAATATTAGTCAACTTGCTACAAATTCAATCAAGTTTGGAACTAAAAAACTTACCAACTTTATTGAATGTTTGACTAATAGAGTTCTGAGTATTGATGATATAAGTGAATCATTTATTGATAGAGAAAACTTAGTCGGTGATTTCGTAGATATTATTAAGTTCCCTTCTGGAACAGGATATTCTAGATTTACAGTTGTAGTAACTGACGTTGTTGATCTGACATCATTCCAAATTTATGATTTGGTTGTTATTACTGATGGTAATAATAATACCTTCCTTCTAGAAAAATCAAATATCAAATCTAATCCTCAACTACAAGTAGATCTTGTAGAAGAGCAAGAAAGTCTAGGAGAATTTACTACAGAATTTTCTCAGTTAGATGGAACTATCGCTTTAAGATATTCCCCATCAAATTCAGAAAAAACTTATGATATAAAAGCATTCCGCCAACTATTTGATTCAAGAACTACTGGTATTGGAACCAATATTATTGGTGATACAAGACTCATCGGCGTAACCACTGTAATTGGAGCTGGATCTACAGATCAAATTGTTGGATTTGATACTAGTGATTTTAATTCAATGTTTGCATATGTTGAAGTTATAGATAATACAACTTCTGAAAGGCAATATGCAGAAATAACTGTTCTTCATGATGGGGTCAACGCATATCTTGGTCAATATGGATTTGATAGTAGTGAAAGATTGCTAAGTTTCTCACCTATCGGTACATTTGGTGCCGATATAGTAAATGATGTTCTAAAATTAGAATTCCATAATGATGGTTCAAATACCGCCACAATTAAAGCAAATGTTGTTGGATTCACAACCACCAATGTTGGATTGAGAACAGAACACTTTAAACTTCCCGCACAGCAAAATGGTACAGAAAGAACAGCAAGAATAGAATCTAATGTAATTCAAGAAACTGCTAATGCTGGTTATGGTATCACAGTTGTTGGAATCACATCAATTATTGATCGTTTCTCAAAATCAATCATTAGAGTTTCTAGTGGAAATACTGAATCATTAAGTCAAGTTCTATTTGCTCAGGAGTTTGCTCAAAAAGATACCTATGTTCTTGAGTATCCACAATTAGGTATAAACACACCAATTGGTCTTGGATCATTTAGTGCTCAATATAATGGAGTTTTCTGTGAGTTGATTTTCCTACCTGATGCAAAATATATTGGTGATGAAATCAGAATTGAAGAATTTAGTGAGATTGTTTATAGCGATCTAGATACAAACATTAACCAAATTGAGGAATTTGGATTTGGAACTGCTATTGAGCTTGTTATACAGGCAAAATACACTCCACAAGACAGAACTAGTTTCACTTTAGAATATGAAGGTTATCCGATTTTTGCAAGAAGATTTAATCCTTCAAATAGTTCAGTATTTGATCAGACAACAGGAAACATTTTCCTAGAAAGTCATTTCATGAATAATGGCCAGGATATCAAGTATGCACCTGGATCATCTATCATTGGAATTAATTCAGAATCAATTACTATTGGATCTACAACCGCTGGTGGTGAAAGTTTAATCGGTGATATTAGAAGTGGATCAAACGTTGTTTCTTCAGCAAGCAATAGTTCAGGTATATCTATTGGTGAAGAGTTCTTTGGACCTGGTGTTGGATCTGGTGCAACTATTGTAAGTATTGGAAGCACATTCAGATTCTTCCTTGGAGATTCTGATGGAACTAAAGTTATCACTGGAGTTGCAAACACTTCAGTTATTGCGATTGGTGATACAATTCGTGAACTTGTCACAGAAACTGGATTTGGAACTGTTACTGCTATTGGTGAAGGATCTCTCACTGTTGCAAATAATGTTCCAGTTGGTATTGGAAGCACATATTATTCAGAAAGACTTGGAATTGGTATTACAATGTCTGTTGTGGCTACGGCAACTACAAGCAGACAGTCTTACTTTTCTGGAGTTACCACAAATATTCTACCAGAGAATCTATTTGTAATTAGAATTGATAATAATAACATTAAACTTGCTACCAAGAGAGACTTTGCTCTAAAAGGTCTTGGAATTTCACCAACAGGTATTGGTGAAGGTAACAGTCATCTAATTGACACTACCAAAAAACTTGAAAAATCATTGATTGTTCTCGATGGTGTTGTTCAAGATCCTATTTCTAGAACACTAGTCACACATGAGACTATTGAACCAGTTGCTGTTGGTAGAACATTCCTTGCACTATCTGGCATCTCAACTCTTGTTCCCGATTACATTTTAAAAATTGGTGATGAGATGATGAACATTTTGAATGTTGGAGTTGGTACAACAGGACTTGGCCCAATTACTGGTATTGGCACTTTCCAACTTGTAAATGTTGCTAGAGGATTTGTTGGAACAACAGAAGTTGCTCACGAAAGCAATCAAACAGCAATTGTTCACAGAGGAGCATATAACATTGTAGAAAGTGATATTCACTTTGTTGATACACCTAAAGGTTCTGGTGGCGATTTTGTTACCGATGATAGAGGACTATCATTTACTAGATCTGAATTTAATGGGCGTGTTTATCTAAGAAGTGATTACACCACGAATGAACTTTATGATGATATTTCAACTGAATTCACTGGTATTGGTAGAACGTTTGCACTAGGTGTTAATGGTGGAGATTATCCTGTTGGTCTCGATACTTCTAGTGGAAGTGGACTACTCTTCCTTAATGGTGTTCACCAGGGTCAGTCAACTGATAACAACCCTCTGAATGTATATTCAATCGTATCTAACGTAGATGATGTAGAAGTAGTATTCAGTGGAACTAAACTGATAACTGGTGATGATTATATTAGCGAACTTGATGCTATTAAAAACAAACTGCCAGTTGGTGGTGTAATTGTTTCTGTTGCATCTTCTGGTGGAATCGGAGTAGCACCTCTAGTTGGAGCTAAGGTCATTGCTGAGGTCGGTGCTGGTGGCACTATTACTAATATTGTTGGTCTTGATACTGTAGGAACTTATACAACCATCACTGATTTTATCTATGATGGAACAAGTGGTATTGGAACAGTGACTACTGCTGGGCCTCATGGATTTACTAATAATGATTTCTTAGACATGAGAAACATTCAGTTTGATTGCACTAGTGGCTATGACAGTCTAGTTGGCGTTTCTACTGTTGATTATGATAATGTATCTGGAATCATGACTGTAACAACATCTGGCAATCATAACCTGAATAAGGATATGAGAGTTCAGTTTGATGGTTTGCAGATGATCTGCCCTGCGGGATCTTACAATAAGAGAGTTGGTGTTACCACATTTGAATATAACAATGTTGTTGGTATCATGACGATTACCACTAACCTTGTTCATGGATTGAATCCTGGTATGCAAGTCAAACTTGAAAGATTTGAGTTTGCTTGTGCATCTGAACATGCTGGTGTCACTACAACATTCTTCCCAGATGGAACAAATGGTAGAGTCTTTAATGTTGTAACTAAGAGAAATAGCACAACTCAATTTGAAACACAAGTTGGCGTTTCCACTATCCCTCATATTCCAACTGGTACAAGTGAGGCTGCAGTAGAAATTGGTGTTACTACTGACAGATTCCCAAGTGATATTGGTACTCAGTGGGGTATTAGTGGTTTTGATTACACCGAGTCTATCGGTGTTGGTACTATCACTACAAAGGGAACTCATGGAATTGGAATTGGATCTTTTGTCAGATTGGCAAATCTCGAATTCTCATGTGATTCTGAGCACTCTGGAGTCACTACAACTATCTTCCCAGATACTGTAATTGATGAATTTGAAGTTACTGCAACTTCAGCAACAACACTGACAGTTAATGTAGGTCCATCAACAATTGCTCACACATATGTTGATCATAGTGGACATTTAAATCGCGTAACATACGCTGATAGTTATTTGGTCAATTCAATTGTTGGCCCAACAACATTCGTCACTAATGTAAATCCTGTCGGTTTTGCACATACTTACGTTGGTGGTGGTAATGTTGATACTGGATTTACCACTACTAGATTCCCAGATAATAGAGGAATTCCTTTTGCAATCGAAAACTTTGAATATGACAAGACAACTGGTTTCTCAACTATTACTACTAAGAAAAATCACAGCGGTCTTGCCATTGGGGATATAATTAATCTCTCTGGAATTGCAATGACTTGTCTTGCATATGGTAATGAGATTGCTATCTACGACTTTGATTACACCGCATCAACTGGCGTTAGTACAATCCTAACAGCAGATAATCATGGTTTAAGTGATGGTGATCTGGTAATGCTTCGCGATATTGAATTCTCATGTGCAGCTCCTCATGCAGGCGTGACAACAACTATCTTCCCAGATGGAACTCAAGGTTTCTACTTTAACGTTAATGCTGGAAGTTCTGGAACATCAATCGTTACAAACGTAGGTATTTCTACAATTGCTCACGATTATGTTTCTGGAACTGGTAAGGTTAGAATTGGCATCACAACTTCAATTTTCCCAGATGGAACTCAAGGATCTGAATTCCAAATCTTTGGTCTTCCTGCTTCTAATAAAATTATCACTAATGTAGGAGTTTCTACAATTGATCATATCTACGATGATCATGGTGTTGTATTTGGTGTCAAATCAGTTGGGCCATATGAAATTGAAACTATCATATCACCCACCCAATTTATAGTCGATGTCTTTAAAGTTGGATTTGCACATACATTTGTTCCAAATAGAAGAAAAGGTGGTATAGACGCTGAGGTTGCAGTATACAATTACTTGACATTCGGTTCTGGTTACTTCAATACTGTAGATGTTGTAGTTGAAGAGGAAGGTCATTCTGGCGCTGCTGCAACAGTAGTAGCAACTGTAAACGATGGTGGTGTCTTATCTTTCAATATTGAAGGTGAGGGATCTGGATACACGAATCCAACAATTCAAATCGAAACACCATCATACTCCGATCTTCCAATTCAAGGTGTTAGTAGACCTGGCATTGGAGCTACAGTAGAAACTGGATTGGGTGTAAAAGTTGACTGTATAGTTGGATCTGCTGCTACTACTGGAATTGGAACAGATCTCTTTGGAATTGTTAACTATGAATTATCCAGTCCTGGATTCTCCTTCAAACGAGGTGATGTCTTTACTCCAGTTGGACTTGTTACTGCAGCAGGAGTAGGAACTGAATATTCACAATTGACTTTTGAAGTTCTTGAAATTCTTAGTGACACTTTCTCTGCATGGAACTTTGGAGAAATTGATTATATTGACTCAATCAGAAGTCTTCAAGATGGAACTAGAACTAGATTCCCACTTAACTTGAATGGCATCCCTCTAAGTTTCCAAACAGATCCTACAAACCAAAGATCAGCTGAGATTGACTTGGATTCTGTTCTCTTGATCTTTGTTAACGGTGTTGTTCAGGTGCCCAAAAAGGATTACTTCTTTGAAGGTGGTACAAGTTTCAACTTCAACTTCACCTCACCACCAGGCCCATCTGATGTAATTTCCATCTATTTCTATAGAGGAACTAGAGGCGTTGATAGTTTCATTGTTACAGTATTTGAGACTGTAAAACCTGGAGATCAAGTTCAACTCAGGAAATTTGATGGAACAGAAACCACTACTCAGAATGAAAGAACAATCTTCTCTATTAAGGACTCTACTGACATTGAAACAAATGTCTATAGAGGACAAGGTATCGATGCAAACATCTTCAGACCAATCTCCTTTACCAGACAGAAGAAAGATATCATCATCTCTGAACAAAATCAACCAAAAATCAGAGAAACACTTGAAGCACAAATCATGCCAACCAGTAAAGTCATTAGAGACTTTAGTGTAACTGACTCTGAAATATTCCTTGAGAGTGCAGATCTCTTTAGATATGAGCAAGATGAAGGAAACACTGGTCTAGTTGTTGCAGATGGTCTTATTGTTAAATATAACGATCCCGTTGCGGCCGCAGTTACAGCATCAGTATCAGTTGGTGGAACAATTACATCATTAACTATTGCAAGTGCTGGTTCTGGATATGCTGATGGACCTGTCGAAGTTTCTATTGCAAATCCTTCAAAAGTTGACAATTCAAAATATGGAATTATTGGAGTTGGAACTACTGCAATTGCAACTGGCAGTGCATCAGGTGGCATATTAACTTCAGTAACACTCACTAATGAGGGATTAGGTTATGATCCTACTAATCCACCAAAAGCAATTGTAGAATTCCCTGCTTCTGAAACTGAATCTATTAGCAATTCAGATATCATTCTTGGTTACGCAGGCATTATTACTGGAATCGGTACAACAACTGGAACTGGTGGTCATCCTCTTGCACTTAAACTTCAAGTTGATTTGAATGATTCTGGCCCTGTATCTTTACTGCCAACTTTACTAGAAGGTTATCCAATTTTTGTTAAGGGTACTGTTACTGGATCTGGAGTTACATCAGTTAATGTGGATGATTCTGATATAGTTGGAATCGGAACAAATCTGTTAGATAACATCTATACAGTAAACGCATTTAACATTGAAGGTAATACAGGTATTATTACTTGTAATATTAAATCTGACACAAACGTTATAGCAATTGCTCAAACCTTTGGTGCAAATATTGGTGAATTCTCTTGGGGTAAACTCTCTGGATTTACTAGAGGAGATACTCCAATTTCAATTTCCGTAAGCGGAAATACTGTTGATGTTGGGTTAACAACTTTCTCTTCAATATCAAGACGTGGATTGGGACTTAGAAACACTGGTAGTCTAAGTAAAATTATCTTCCTATAACTCAACGTATAAATAAAAAAAATTCCTTTTAACAGGTAGTAATGGCGGCTATTGTAACGGATCAGTTTAGAATCTTAAATGTCAATAATTTTATTGATTCCGTTGAGAATTCTAATAATTCATATTTCATCTTTACGTCTCTACCAAACCCAACTTTAGCTATTGGGTATGGTAGAACATCTGATTGGAATACCAACACTTCTGGTCCTCCTAGCCCAGTTGATAATTTCAATTACAGCAATCATGCTTATGATACGATGCTGTTTGGTAGAAAAATTACCCCTGCTAATATTCGTAGAGTTATTAAAAGAGTTGATTGGGAACAAGGTAATGTTTACGAGCAATATCGTCATGACTATAGTTTAAATAATCTATCACCAGTTACTGGATCAACCAGACTTTATGATGCAAGATATTATGTGATGAATTCTGATTTCAGAGTTTATATTTGTATTGAAAATGGAGCAACACCTTCAAACCCTTCTGGAAATTCATCTCAAGATGAACCAAATTTCACAGATCTAGAACCAACTAAGGCTGGTAGTAGTGGTGATGGTTATTTTTGGAAATATCTGTTTACAGTTTCTCCATCAGATATTATTAAATTTGACTCAACTGAATATATTACTTTGCCACCAAATTGGTCAACTAGTATTGATCCACAAGTTTCAGTTATTCGTGATAATGGTGATTCTAGCGTAAATAATAATCAGTTAAAAACAGTTTCAATTAAGAATGCTGGATTTGGTTATGGTCTAGGTCTTGATGTTGAATTAGATATTCTTGGCGATGGAACTGGAGGAAAAGTTGTTGTTTCTACTGATACTAGTGGAAGAATAATCAATGCTCAAATATCTGCTGGTGGTAGTGGATATAGTTACGGTGTTATTGATCTAGGACCAATTCAAAGTGGTAGTTTAACTGAGTTTGCTGAATTAATTCCAATTATTCCACCATCTAAAGGTCATGGATTTGACATATACACAGAACTTGGTGCAGAAAAAGTTTTAGTTTATGGACGTTTTGATGATTCAACTAAAAACTTTCCAACAGATACTCAATTTGCACAAGTTGGTATTGTAAAAAATCCAACATCTTTTGGATCCACATCCAATTTCACTTCTAATGACTTTAGTGCAACAGGTCAAATTAAAGTTGTAAATCCATCTGGCAGTTTAGTCGTTGGTAATACAATTAAGCAAATTGTAGGTACTACAACAGCTGTTGCATACGTTGCATCTTTTGACGAAGAAACAAACGTAATTAAATATATTCAAGATAGAACACTTTACTTTAATAAAACTACTGGAACACAACGCGATTATATTGGTGTTACTTCCGAATCAAAATATGTCAATTTTGAATCATCTGCAGAGTCTATTACAACTGATGGTGGATTCTCAGCATCAGTTGACACTACCTTTGCTGGAATCACGACAATCCTTGGAAACAATGTTGTCAACTTGGGAGTTAACTTCACAGATGGAATAGCAAACCCACAGATAAATAAGAGGACAGGTGAAATAATATACCTAGACAATAGACCAACAATTGCGAGAAACTCTCGCCAAAAAGAAGACATTAAGGTAGTTCTGGAATTCTAAAAAATGGCACAAAAGACAAATCTAAACACGACCCCATATTTTGACGATTTTAACGAAAACGACAATTTCTATAAGGTTCTGTTTAAGCCAGGGTTTCCAGTTCAAGCCCGAGAGTTAAATAATGCTCAGTCTATTCTTCAAAATCAAATTGAAAAATTTGGAGATCATTTCTTCAAGGATGGTTCTGTTGTAATTCCTGGTGGAATTACATATGATAGTGAATATTATTCCGTAAAGATTAATCCAGAGTATCTTGGTGTTTCCGTTGAAGCATATGCCCAAAATTTTATTGGTACGGAAATTTTAGGACAAACTTCAAGAGTAACTGCATCTGTTGTAAATGTACTACTTGCAGATGATTCAGATGATGATCAACTTACAATATATGTCAAGTATTTAAACTCTAGTGAAGATGGTGAATTTTCAACATTTACTGAAAGTGAACTCCTTCTTGCAGAAGATGATGTAACTTATGGAAATACAACTATTTTCCAGGGTTCCGCATTTGCTCAGGTTGTTGCAAAGGATGCCACTGCTATTGGATCAGCCATTTCCATAGCTGATGGTATTTACTTTGTTCGTGGATTCTTTGTAAATGTATTAGCACAAACTATTATACTAGATCAATATACCAACAATCCAACATATAGAGTTGGTCTAGACATTATTGAGACAACTGTAAACTCAAATGAGAATACAAAATTATTTGATAATGCCGCTGGATTTAATAATTTCTCAGCTCCTGGAGCAGATAGATTCAAGTTCCAATTACAACTTACTAAAAAATTAGTAACTGATGAGGATGATAAAGAATTTGTAGAAATTCTAAGACTTAATGACGGTGAAACTGATAAGGCAGAACAAAAAACTCAATATAATCAAATTAGAGATTATTTTGCACAGAGAACATATGAGGAATCTGGTGATTACACTGTAGTCCCTATGGACCTCACTATGGATGAGTGTCTAAACGATGAGCAGGGTAATGATGGTATCTATGAGCGCAGTCAGACTACTAGGAGTGGAAATGTACCTACAGACGATTTAATGTGCCTTACAGTGGGTCCTGGTAAGGCATATGTGAATGGATATGATATTGATATATCAGGGTCAAGAGTAGTTGATATTCCAAAACCACGAACAACTAAGAGAGTTGATAATTCTCTAGTTGCATTTGATCTTGGTTCAGTTTTAATGGTGGAAAATGTACATGGTACACCAGTAATTGGGCTTGATAAGGATTCCACTCATGTAATTGATCTTTATGATCAAAGAAGAAATAGTACTACTGCTGGCACTGGTGAAAAAGTTGGTGAAGCCAGAATATACTCATTTGCCCCTAGAAATTCATATTCAAGTGATGCTACTAATTGGGAATTAAGACTATTTGATATTCAGACTTACACTGAATTGACCCTAAATGAAGTATATCAATATTCTAAAGGTACTTATTTCAAAGGAAATAGTAGTGGTGCTAGTGGATATGCTGCTGAAGCTTGGACAAGTGGTGACAAAGTAAAACTTCATCAAACTTCTGGAACTTTTGCTGAAGGAGAAACCATCAGTATTGATGGCACAAATGAATTTCCAAGAACTATCAAAGATATGATAGTTTATGATATCAATTCAGTAAAATCTGTATATCAGGATGCATCAACTCTTGGTTTAACTGCTGATTTTGTTGCAGATACACTTCAAAGAGGTAGAGTCGCTCCTAGATTTACTAGAAGAGATACAGTTCAAATTACATCAGGAGGAACTGTAACTTCTCCAGGTAATAAGTTTACTGGAATTGCAACTAATTCAATTATCAGATATCAAAATCCAGAATATGATAATGTTGTATTCAACCGTGTAAGTGCAGTTGCTGCTGATGGAGATTCAATGACAATTGTGGCCGTACCAACGGTCGCTGGTGTTGTTACTGGAACTCTACCATCTGGCACAATTGAAACTGGATTTAGAATTGGTCAGACAAGATTTGAACAAGGTGACAATGGCGGATCACTATTTTTACCATTAGATCAGGCAAATATTGCATCAGTTGATATTTCTGGATCAAATCTTACAATTTATGATCAAATACTTGCACAATCAACAAATGCTCAAGGTGAAATGTCCATCAACATTAGTAATGTTGGTGTAACAAGTTCATTTTTTGATGCCTTTGATGGTGAAAGATATGTAATAACATATTCGGATGGATCTACAGAAAGACTGAGATCTGAACAGTTCACACTCAATAGTGATGGAACTGAAATTTCATTTAGTGGTCTAAAGAGAAGTGAAAGTAACGTTACTGTTCTTGTAACAGCTAAAAAGAGAGGATTGCAATCAAAATTAAAACAGTGGTCAAGAAGTACAAAACTAACTGTAGATAAGTCCAAATTGAGGAGTTCTGGAATCTCTACAGGAACCGTCAATGGAATGAACCATAACGCTTTTTATGGACTTAGAGTTGAAGACGAAGAAATTTCACTAAATTATCCAGATGTTGCAGAAATTCTTGCTGTATATGAATCCAAAACATCAGAAGCTCCAGTATTAGATGCATTGACATTTGAAACTGGTCTTGCATTAGATACAAATTCAATTCTTGGTGAGTACATTCTTGGACCCGATAATAATGCTGTAGCACAAATTGTTACAAGATCATCACCAACTAAAGTTGAAATTGTATATTTGAATGATGATAGATTCTCTGTTGGTGAAACTCTCACATTCCAAGAATCTAAAATTGAAGGAACTATTCAGGCAATTATTGAAGGTAGATATGTAGATATAACTGAGCAATATATTCTTGATGATGGTCAAAGACCAGATTTCTCTGATTATTCAAGATTAGTTAGAGTTGAAAATAAAGTTCCAACAAAACAGTTGTTAGTTATCTTCAATCATTACGTTATCCCAGATAGTGATGATGGTGATGCTTTTACTGTACTATCTTATGGTGCAGATAGATTCAAGAATGACATACCAGATATTTTTGATCCAAACAATTTCAATCAATTTAGTTTTGCAAGAGCTTCAGATACATTAGACTTTAGACCAAGAGTTGCTCCTTTCGGAACTGAAGCTGGAAAATCACCATTTGATTATGACTCTAGAGATTTCTCAGTCACTGGTTCTTCTTCACCATTGATCCCAAAAGACTCTGAAAGTTCTTTCCTTAGTTATGATTTCTACTTAGGTAGAATGGATAGAATTCTTCTAACTCCAGAGGGTGAAATTGAAGTTGTTGAAGGTGTTCCATCTGAAGATCCACAAGTACCTTCAGTTGTCGAAGACTCTATGACTTTGGCAACATTGGAGTCTCCACCATATGTTTATAATGTTGAAAGCACTAGACTAACTCTTATTGATAATAAGCGTTTCACGATGAGAGATATCGGTGCTCTTCAAGATAGAATTGAAAATCTTGAAGATACAGTTTCTCTTTCAATACTTGAAAATGATACTAGATCTTTAGAGATTACAGACGCTGATGGATTGAGCAGATTCAAAACTGGTTTCTTTGCTGATGATTTTACAAATAATGACTTATTTGATAGTGAATTGACAACTATGGTTGTTGATCCAGGTATCGAACAACTTTCATGTGAAGCTTCCCAAATAACTTTAACCCCACAGTTACAGTATCGAACACAAGATGATGTTAATACTCTAGATCTATCATCTAATGATCCATTGTTGGATACAAATTGCCAAAAAACAGGAAATGTTGTAAGTCTAAGATATGAAGAGATTGAGTATCTGAAACAAGCATATGCAACTAGAGTTGAGAATGTAAACCCATTCAGTATTATTGATTATGTTGGTACTATTCTGTTACAACCAGCACAAGATACATGGACAGAAACTAAGGTTAGTAATAAAAAGAGAATTCAGAGACAGTTTAAGACCTTAAACACTAAGAGTCAAAACGTTGTAGAAAAATTCAGGGTTGGAAAACCAAAAAATGGTCCGTCTTCAATGAAGACTACGACCAAGAAGAGTACGAAAGTAGATACATCAGTATCAACTTCAATTACTGACGTTTCTACAAAAATTGACTCAAAGACTACTAAAGCCAAGTATATGAGAGAGAGAAACGTCTCTTTCTTTGCTGATGGATTGAAACCATTTACAAGATATTATGGTTTCTATGATGGATCCAGAAAGGTAAGACTTCTTCCTAAGTTGGTTGAAATTAAAAACGTTCAGGGATCTTTCCAAGTTGGAGAAATTGTTGAAATTTGGAATAGAAAGGCACAAAGATATGTTAGAGATGGTCGATTCTCTAATATTGCCGTTGACGATCCTAAAACTAAAAAGTTTAAGAGAGCTCGTAGAACAGCTGTTTGTAGACTTGCTAGACCAAATCATAAGTCTGGAAGGATTACAAGCCCAAGCGATGTATATACTTTTAATCCATATAATAGAGGACAAGATATTAGTAGGTTAACTAGTTACAATAGTTCTTCTACATTTTTGAATCTAGATATTCTTGGAATGTCTCGTAAGGCACAAGGTAAGTTCTTTGGAAACTTCTGGTCAAATTATGTAATTATCGGTAGAAAGAGTGGTGCAGTTGCAACAGTCAGTAGAAAAAGGTTGATGACTGATGGTATTGGAAGTTTGTATGGAAACATTGCATTTGCTGGACCAAAAGATGTAAATGCAAGATTTAAGACAGGAACCAAAGTATTCAAATTAACTAACGATAGTAAGGATACAGTTGCATTACCTGGACAAATTAAGCATAGTGATGCAGAAGCTCCATTCACCTCTTCAGGAACAATTACCAGAACTACATTAACAACAACCATTAAAAAACTGGTAACGACAACTAAAAATGCGGTTACGACTGTAACCAAAACGAATGTCTTTAGAATGCAGAGACTTCCACCCCCACAGATTATTGTGAGAAGGGAGATTGTTGAAAGAACAAGAGTTATTGAGCCTAGAATTATTAGGGAAACCCGAGTTTTGAGGGAGAGGGTTGTTGTAAGACCAGTTCCTAGAAGAGACCCTCTGGCACAGTCATTCACAACAGATAAAAAAGGTGCATTCATTTCCTCTGTTGACATTTACATGGCAACAAAAGATCGTAGAGCACCATTGACTGTTGAATTAAGAACAATTCAATTAGGTCTACCAACACTACAACTTGTTTCTCAAGAAGCACAAGTGGTTCTCCAACCATCACAAATAAATATTTCTGATGATGCTAGTGTTGCTACTAGAGTTACTTTCTCAGCACCAATTCCTGTTGAACCAGAAACTGAATATTGTATTGTACTTCTAGCACCAACTTCGATCAAGTATAATGCTTGGATTGCAAAACTTGGAGAGAAAACTGTAAACACTGCAGAACTATCTGGGCCTGAATCACAGCAATATACTAGACAGTATGGTTCTGGTTCACTGTATAAGTCACAGAACGGTTCTATTTGGACACCATGTCAGTTTGAAGACATGAAGTTCCGAGTTAATAAGTGTCGTTTCTTAGTTGATAACGGAACTGTTACATTCCATAATCCAGATATTGATAGAGATGGTGATCAACTTCCTGATATGCCAGAAGATCCAATTAAGTCTCTACCAAGACAACTTGATGTTGGTATTACAACTGTATTGACACAAGGGATGAAGGATGTTCTACAGATTGGTAGAAAGGTCGGAACTGGATCACTTGTTACTGGTGTAATTGGTAATGTTGGTGGAACTATCCAATCCCTGAAAGCTAATTTGCCTGGTATTGGATATTCTGATGGTACTTACAGTAATGTAAACTTCTTCTCATTATCTGGTGATGGATCTGGAGCAACAGGTATAGTAACAATTGCTAATGGTGTTTTATCTTCAGCGTCAATTGCAAATACTGGAACTGGTTATATTGCTGGAGAGTCTCTTGGCATTACTACAGCAGATGTGACTAAAGGTACTGGTGCTCAGATATCAATTTCTGCGATTGATGGTGTTGATACACTTTATCTTACAAATGTCAGAGGTGAACACCTTGTTGTTGATGATCCACTAGTTTACTATGATGATAGTGGAAATGCACAAACTTTGAATACTGGTGTTACAACAGCAGTTAGAACTTCTATTGTTTCTGATGAATTGCATTCAGGAAATGTAATTGAAGTTCTTCATCCAAATCATGCACTGAAAGATACTCGTAATGTTGTTGACATCTATAACGTAGATCCAACAAGAATTCCTTCAGAATTAAATGTGGATATTAACGCCACTGTAACATCTATTGGAGTTGCTGACACTTCACCTTATGGAACATTCCAAGGTATAACTACTTCTGCTGGATATATCTTGGTTGATAATGAAGTCATGTATTACAACAGCATTGGTAATGGCACTCTTGGAATAGCCACAAGAGGCGCAGAAGGAACCACGGCCGTTAGACATGCAGCTGGAGACGAAGTATATCCATATGAATTCAATGACATTTCACTGACTCAAATTAACAAAGTCCATAACATTCCTTCTGCAGTAGTTTTCCAAGCAAATAAAACTATTGATACCTACTATATTGAAATTGATAGGGGTAATAGGAGAGATGGTCCAAACATGTTGAATTTTGCAAGTGAATTTATTGCTGGTGGTGATGAAGTATTTGCTTCTGGTAACATTCAGTATGACAGATTAAACTGCAGACTTGACATTGTTACTCCTAAGAAGACCAAAATTGAAACTCGCGTGAGAACAATTTCTGGAACTAGTGCTGGTGGTAATGAAGCATCTTTCGTTGATCAAGGGTTCTTGTCAACTGAACCAAATGCAACTTTATTGTTTGGCCAACCTCAAATGGTTTGTTCAAAAGTAAATGAAGAAGCAAATGTAACAGGTCTACCAAGAAACAAATCATTTACAGTTGAAGTTGATTTGCAGAGTACAGATAGTAATTATTCACCATTTATCTATCTTAATAACTGCTCTATTGACTTTGATAGATCTAGAGTTGATAATCCAATTAGTGATTATACAACCGATTCTAGAGTAAATTCCATACAAGATGATCCTCATGCTGCAATCTACGTTTCTGATAGGATTGATCTGAAAAACCCTGCAACTTCACTTAAGTTGTTCACAGCAGCTTATGTTGATCCCACTGCAGACATCAGAGCACTCTTCAGAACATTCCCAGTTGATAGTGGAAACACAAATCCATCATTTGTTCTGTTCCCTGGATTTGATAACTTAACTGATACTGATGGTGATAATTTTGGCGATCAAGTCATAGATCCATCTAAAAATTCTGGTAAACCAGATCAGCAAGTTATTTCTGTAACAGTTGATGAAATGAGGGAGTACCAATTCAGTATTGATGAATTGCCACCATTTACTGCATATCAGATAAAGATTGTGTTTAGTGGAACAAATGAGTGTCTCGCTCCTAGAATGAATGATCTTAGAACCATTGCATTAGCATAAAATGTCTGAATATATTAAAGTAGATCAAGATCCCAGTTTGTATAAAAACTTAGAAACTGGGAGTGTGATCAATGTAGATGATCAAGCTTATGCAAACTACATGAAATTAAAAAGGCAAAAAGAAAGAAAAAATGAAGAGATTGATCAACTTAAAAATGAACTCTCTGAAATCAAGGGGATATTGAAGACTCTCATTGAGAATAATAATAAATAGTCAAGAGCCCTGATGAACTTGTAAGATGGCAGTATATTCACACAACTTGATTATCAATCAGGGTGCTGATTTTACTAAAAATTTCACCATTGAAGATGCGTCAACAAACTCACCCAAGAGTTTGGTTGGATATGCTGTTAGTGCTCAATTAAGAAAGACTCCAACGTCATCTTCAAAACACACTTTCATTTCAACAGTGACAAGTGATAGTGGTGGAAATGTTCGTATTTCTTTAGGTGCAACGGAAACATCTGCCATAAAAAGTGGTAGATATGTTTATGATGTTGTAATTAATAGTGGGATAGACACTGTGAGTGGTATTTCTACAACACTTAGAGTTGTTCAAGGTTCCGCGATTGTCAATCCTGGAATTACCCGATAATGGCTGGAATAACTACAGTCACAACTGAGAATAGCTCTACTGTAACTACAGTTTTATTAAATAATAGGACTGATAAATCAGTTTCATCTCTTGATGATACCAGCAAATCTGTAAAAATTTTACTGAATAATTAGTTTGGAGTAAAATGGCATCACCATCTACAAGACAAGAATTAATAGATTACTCTCTACGAAAACTTGGTGCGCCAGTTTTAGAAATCAACGTGGATGATGATCAGATAGATGATTTGGTTGATGATACCATTCAATATTTTCAAGAACGTCATTTTGATGGATCTGAAAAAACATTTCTAAAATATCAAATTACACAAGATGATATTGATAGGGGAAGGGGTCCAGGTAGTTCTGCAAGCACTGGAATTTCAACTACAACAGTAACAGAATCTGTTGGATTGACAACAGAATTTTCTTTTGAAGAGAACAACAATTATATTAAAGTACCAGATTCTGTTATAGGAATCAATAAAATTTTTAAATTTGACACTAGTTCTATTTCTGGTGGCATGTTTAGTATTAAATATCAACTATTTTTAAATGATCTATACTACTTCAGTAGTGTGGATCTTCTAAATTATTCAATGACAAAAAGATATCTAGAAGATATTGATTTCTTATTAACTACAGATAAGCAAGTTAGATTTTCAAAGAGATCTGGTAGATTGTATCTAGATATTGATTGGACTGCTCAGACAGCTGGTGATTATCTTGTTATTGACTGTATTCGTGCTTTAAATCCATCAGATTTTAATAAAATATATAATGATACTTGGGTAAAAAGATACTTAACTTCTTTAATCAAAAGACAGTGGGGTGCGAACATGATGAAATTTAGTGGAACCAAACTACCTGGAGGTGTTGAACTTAATGGTAGACAATATTATGAAGATGGAAATGCAGAAATAAGAGAAATAGAAGATAAGATGGCTAGTTATTATGAATTACCACCCATGGACATGATAGGATAATGGCAAGAAATTCTTATTTTCTACAAGGATCAAGTCAAGAGCAGTATTTACTTCAAGATTTGATTAATGAGCAGTTAAAAATATATGGGATAGATGTATATTATATCCCACGAAAAATTCTTGGCACTGAAAAAATTTCTAAAGAAGTTACAATGTCTAAGTTAGATGATAATTTTATCATCGAAGCATATCTTGATAATTATCAAGGATATGGTGATAATGTCAATATCATGTCAAAATTTGGTATTGAACTTAGAAATGAAATATCATTAACAATTTCAGCAGAAAGATTTCAGACTTATATCGTAGAGTTTTTAAAAGATTTAAAAGAACAAGATGCTAGTGAAATTATATTAGATTCTAGGCCTAGAGAAGGTGATGTCATTTTCTTCCCTCTTGGTGAAAGACTTTATGAAATTAAATTTGTTGAGGAAGAAAAACCATTTTACCAATTAGGTAAAAATTATGTTTATCAGATAAGTTGTGAACTTCTTAGACTTGAAGATGAAATTATCGATACTGGTATTGAGGCAATTGATGATAGAGTTGTTGATGAAGGGTATATTACTACAATAAATCTTACAGGATCTGGTGTAAATGCTACTGCAACTGCTGGCATTGCGTTAACTGGATCAGTTAGAAAAGTTCAACTTAATAATGATGGATATAACTATACATCAGCACCAACGGTTGCAATTTCAACTGCACCTGTAGGTGGAACAAATGCAACAGCTGTTGCTATAACAACATCAAACTCCATCTTGGAAGTTCTTATCACAAATGCTGGTGCAGGATACACAGAGGTTCCAACCATAACGTTTAGTGGTGGCGGTGGTGTTGGAGCAGCTGCAACAGCAATTCTTGGTGATGGATCTGTTCAAACACTTACCATTACAAACCCTGGATCACTTTATGTCAATGCTCCTATAGTAACTTTAGCTGGTTCAGCAAATACTTCAATTGGTTCTTCTGCTGAAGTAATTTCTACAATTGGAACTGGTGGAACTATTACTGAAATGAGAATTAGAAACGCTGGTTTTGGTTATACTGTGGCACCAACTGTGGGGATTTCTACAGCACCATCAATTGGAACTGGAATCTTTATTAGTAATGAAATTGTTACTGGAAGTCTATCTGGTGCTACAGCAAGAGTCAAGAAATACGATAAAGATGCCAAGACCCTAGACGTGTACATAAATAGTGGTACGTTCACAGCTGGAGAAGATGTTGTTGGCGCTACATCTAACGCCACGCATACAGTTTCTACATTTAATTCAGACCCTGGAATTGAAATAGCATATGCTCAAAATGAAGAAATTGAAAACTTAGCTGACGATATCGTAGACTTTACAGAATCGAATCCCTTTGGTACATACTAATGTTAGGAACTTATTACTATCACGAAATATTACGAAAGACAATTGTTGCCTTTGGTACTATATTCAATGATATTCATATAAGACATACAAGTGATGACTCTGGAACAATTAGTGACATAAAAGTTCCTTTAGCATATGCACCCCAACAAAAGTTTCTTGCAAGATTGTTGCAAAACCCTGATTTCGATAGATCAGTGGCAATAACATTACCACGAATGTCATTTGAAATGTTGGGAATTACATATGATGCATCTAGAAAGTCAAATGTAACTAAAACTTTCAAAGCAGTAGATGGTGAGAACCTAAAAAAAGTATTTCTTCCTGTTCCTTATAACGTAGAATTTCAACTATCAATATATTCAAAACTAAATGAAGACGCTCTACAAATTATAGAGCAAATTTTACCATACTTTCAACCATCTTTTAAAGTTACTGTTGATTTAGTGAGTTCAATAGGAGAAAAGAGAGATATTGCCATTGCATTAAATAATATCAATATGCAAGATGAATATGAAGGAAATTTCCAAACAAGGAGAGCTTTAATTTATAATTTAACGTTTACTGCTAACACATATCTATTTGGTCCTATTGCAGAAAGCACTGATGGACTCATTCGTAAGGTTCAAGTTGATTATCACACTCAAACTGATACAGATACCGCTAAACGTGAAATGAGATATACCGCTGTTCCTGATCCCATTGATGCTAGTCCTGGAGATGACTTTGGATTCAGTGAAACGATAGAAATGTTTAGTGATAGTAAGTCATTTAATCCAGCCTCAGGAACTGATTCATAATTAATGTCATGTCAAAATCATTCGATAAAATTAGCGATTCTCTGAATACTGAAACTGATATTATAGATGTCACTCCCAAGGAATCTGAAATTATTCCTATTGTTTCTGATGAAAGAATTGAACAGTCTAAGAAAGACTATGAATATACGAGAGGAAATCTTTATTCTTTAATTGAAAAAGGTCAAGAAAGTTTAAATGGAATTATGGAATTAGCTCAGGAGTCAGATTCTCCTAGAGCATATGAAGTTGCTGGACAGATTATAAAAAGTGTTGCAGATACAACTGATAAACTTATAGATTTACAGAAAAAAATGAAGGAACTAAATAAAGATGAGGACTCTGGTCCGAAATCCATTACAAATAATTCATTATTTGTAGGGTCTACTGCAGAACTAGCTAAATTTCTTAAAAGCCAACAATGACGGAATCTAAGAAATGTAAAATTGGTTATTACTACTGTTTTACAGATAAAAAATGTAAGAAGATTCCTATGGGATACCATATTGGTTCTCGTGGATATCTTGCAAAAGATGAAGAAGGTGATGATTCCGAGAATAAAAAGAATGGTAATGGTGAAAGTAGTAATGGCAATGGTGGAAATGCTAATGGTGACGGTGGAATATCTGAAGAAGGGCTACGTGATTGGTTTGGTAAATCTAAATCAAAAGATGGTAAAGGTGGATGGGTTAATGTTGTAACAGGTGGAACCTGTGCAAGTGATAAACCTGGTGAAGGTATTCCTAAATGTGTTTCTTCTTCTAAAAGGGCAAGTATGTCTAAGAAAGAGAGAGTTGCTGCTAAGGCAGCAAAGAGAAGAGAAGATCCTGGTCAACAGAAAAAAACTGGAGCATCTGCACCTACCATGGTAAAAACTGATAGAAAAATTAGAAACGAAGAAGCAGTTTCTAAAAAACAGCAAAGATTTTTTGGAATGGTTAGAGCAACTCAAAAAGGTGAAATGGAAAATCCATCATCTGAGGTTGCTAAAGCTGCATCCAGTATGAAGTTGAAAGATGTAAAAGATTTTGCAAAAACAAAGCATAAAAATTTACCAGAAAAGAAAAAAGAATCAATGAAAGAAGCAAAGGATACACCAGGAAAAGGTAGTGGTAAGAAAGACGCTTGTTACAGTAAGGTCAAGTCTCGCTATTCTGTATGGCCCTCTGCTTATGCTTCTGGTGCTTTAGTAAAGTGTCGTAAGGTTGGTGCTGCTAACTGGGGTAATAGCACAAAAGAAGAAGTGGAGATTGGCGAAGCATGTTGGAAAGGTTATGAGCAGAAAGGCATGAAGACTATGTTTGGAAAGAGATATCCAAACTGTGTTAAGAAAACTAAGAAAGAAGAAGTAAATCTCGGTGACAATCTCAGTCTACATGTAGAGGGTATGGGAAATGTTCGTTATTGCCCTCAGTGCCAAAAGAATGAGACTAGAGAAGAGTGTGCATATGGGCCAAAAAACTGGGATATGAATTCAAGTCCTGCTGCTCTTGGATCAAATACATTTGATATTGCTTCTGTTACTCCATCAAATGAAGAGTATGTTGAAGAAAAATATGAAAGAATTCAAAAAACGGGAAGAACTTATACAATCTTCTTTACCTTTAGAGGTCAGTATAAGTCACTTCAATTTTTCTTTCCAACATCAAAGAGACCTTCTAGAGAAGATGTATTAATTCAACTCAGAAAAATTTATCCTGAAGCTATATTGGCAAATTTCTTTGAAAGAGATCGTATTGAAAATGAACCGCTTGTAACTGTAGAAGGTGTTAAAAGTTTTGGAAATTTCATGGCAGAAGGTGCTGCATGGACTAAGAAGTCTGGTAAGAACAAAGAAGGTGGCCTCAATGAAAAAGGACGTAAGTCTTATGAAAGAGAGAACCCTGGTTCTGATCTAAAAGCACCATCTAAAAAGAAGGGTAACAAAAGAAGATCATCATTCTGTGCAAGAATGAAAGGTATGAAGGCAAAACTCACTTCTGCCAAAACTGCTAGAGATCCCGATAGCAGAATCAATAAGTCCCTTAGAGCTTGGAATTGCTGATGAAAAACTTTAAACAATTTATGTCAGAGTCAGTCAATATCTCTGGCGACTTCAACGGAAACCTATACATCAACTCTCAAGATCAACAATCTCAAGAGGAAGTTGGTGAGAGTTATGTTGCCGATATAACTTGGCAGAATAGCATATATAGAATTGAGATGGTAACAAAGACTGGAATACCATCAAAGCAGGAATTGGCTGAAAAACTTCAGAGTGAATATCCTGGTGCAATGGTACATAACATTTATCCAGTAGAAGAAAAGAACTTTAATATTAAAAACGCAAGGAGATATCATCCTTCAAAACTAGAATGGGTTGACTGATTATGGCACAGTGGAATAAGACTACACAAGACTTTCTAAACCAGGAAAGATCTTTATTTGAGACATATAATATTGCAGATCATTGGGGAAACCAGACAGATTGGAGACCTAATTTTTCCGATAGTAATAGACTTAAAGTTGCTCCATACCAAACAGTATTTTTCAATACTTTTCAGTATGGCAAAGAATCTGATGTATGGGATGAAAGATTAGTCGGAGTCGGTGCAACTGCTACTTTTAATGCAAGTTCCAGTAATGTAACAATGCAGGTTGGTTCTGCATCTGGAAGTAAAGTAATTCGACAAACCAGGAATGTAATGAGATACATTCCTGGTAGAAGTGGAACTCTTACATTTGCAATTCGTCTTGATACTCCACAAGTTGGTATTCGTAGAAGATTTGGATTATTTGATGAAAATAATGGTGCTTACTTTGAGGATGATGGTGGCACTTATTCTTATGTGATTCGTAGTACTACAACAGGTATTGTTACAGAAACCAGAGTCACTAGAGACAATTGGAATGGTGAAAAGTTTGATGGTAATGGATATACTGGTGTAACTGCTGATGCAACAAAACAGCAGATGATTTCCATCAACTATGAATGGTATGGTGCTGGTATTGTAGAGTTTGCATGGTTAATGAAGAATGAGACTATTCCGTCTCATACATTTGATAATTCAAATACTAATGAGAATGTTTGGTGTTCCACTCCGTTCTTACCCATTCGTGTTGAGATTGAAAATATAACTGGTGTTGCTGGAACTCATTACATCTATCAGGGTTCTAATTCTCTAATTCAAGAAGGTGAGCCAGAGAAACTTGGTATTCTTGAAACTATATCCAATCCGATTACTGGCACTACACTACAATCTGCAAATATATTTTATCCAGTCGTAACTGTCAGATTAAAATCTGATCAATTAGGTGCTGTTCTTTTACTAAGATCCTTACAAGCAGCAACAAATGATAATACAAATATTTTTTGGAAATTAATTCAAAATGGAACTTTAACAGATGAAAATTTTGCAGATCATCCAAATCCAGATTCATTTGCTCAGTATGATGTAAGTGCCACTGCAATTACTGGTGGGATTGATCTTCTATCTGGATTTGCTATTGCAGGAAGTTCAGCATTAACTGAAATTGATGACAAAGCTCAACTACAACTTGGTAGAACTGGTATTGGAACAATCAGTGATACATACACTTTAGCATGTGCCTCTCCCAACACTAACAAAAAGGCACTGGCAGTTCTCAACTGGATTGAACAAAGGTAATTGATTATGAGTGAAAGCATTTATCTTGGTAATCCAAATCTAAAAAAAGCAAATACAAAGATTCAATTTTCTGAAGATGATATTCGAGAATTCTTGAAGTGTAAAAAAGATCCTGTATATTTTGCTAAAAATTATATCAAAATTGTTTCTCTAGATGAGGGTCTTGTACCATTTAAGATGTACAAGTTCCAAGAGAAACTTGTAAAAAACTTCCATAAGAATAGATTCAACATCTGTAAGATGCCACGTCAGACTGGTAAGTCTACAACATGCGTGTCTTATCTGCTTCATTATGCCGTCTTTAATGACAATGTTAATATTGCTATCTTAGCAAACAAAGCAGCTACTGCGAAAGATCTTCTTGGAAGATTACAACTTGCATATGAAAATTTACCCAAGTGGATGCAACAGGGTATTGTTTCTTGGAACAAACAATCATTGGAGTTGGAGAATGGATCTAAAATTATCGCCGCATCTACATCTGCATCTGCTGTCCGTGGCGGGTCCTATAATATCATCTTTCTTGACGAGTTCGCTTTCATCCCAAATCATATTGCTGACCAATTCTTTGCCTCTGTTTATCCTACTATCTCGTCTGGTAAAAACACCAAGGTAATTATTGTTTCAACACCACATGGTATGAATCACTTCTACCGTATGTGGCATGATGCTGAAAGGCAAAAGAATGAATATGTTCCGACAGCTGTACATTGGTCAGAAGTTCCTGGAAGAAATGCAAAGTGGAAGCAACAGACTATTGCAAACACTTCAGAACAACAGTTCAAAGTTGAGTTCGAGTGCGAATTCCTTGGATCTGTTGATACTCTGATTGATGTCACTAAACTTAGAAACTTAGTATATGAAGATCCAATCAAAAGAAATAAAGGATTGGATATCTATGAAGCATCTCAAAAAGATCATAATTATATGATTACTGTTGACGTTGCTAGAGGAGTAGAACGTGACTATTCAGCTTTCATTGTATATGACATAACACAATTTCCATATAAGATAGTTGCAAAATATAGAAATAATGAAATAAAACCGATGGTATTTCCAAGTATCATCAAACAAGTTGCAGACGGATATAATCAATCATATGTTTTAGTTGAAGTCAACGATATTGGTGATCAAGTTGCATCTATTCTTTATTTTGATCTTGAATATGAAAATTTGCTAATGTGTTCTATGAGAGGTAGAGCAGGGCAAGTAGTTGGATCTGGATTTTCTGGTAAAAAATCTCAATTGGGTGTCAGAATGACATCAGCAGTAAAAAAATTAGGATGTTCTAATTTAAAAACTTTATTAGAAGATGATAAACTTTTAACAAATGATTATGATATTATTTCCGAACTAACTACATTTGTTCAAAAGAGACAATCATTTGAGGCTGAAGAGGGATGTAATGATGATCTAGCAATGTGTCTAGTTATATTCTCATGGTTAGTTGCACAAGATTATTTCAAAGAAATGACTGATAATGATGTTCGTAAAAGAATTTATGAAGAGCAAAAAAATCAAATCGATCAAGATATGGCTCCGTTTGGTTTTATTGCTGATGGTTTAGATACTGTAAGTGAAGTTGATAATGATGGAGATAGATGGTTTGCTGATGAATATGGTGATAGATCTTATATGTGGGATTATAGATAGTGGATATTGAAGATTCTTTTGAGTTAGAACATCTTCTTTTTAATGAAAGGCAGTGCAGATCTTGTGGTCAAACAAAAAATTTATTAACGGACTTTTATCTTACTAGAAAAGATAGAGGATCTTTTCCATCGGCATATTCATACGAATGTAAAGAATGCACAATCAAACGTGTCATGAATTCAAGAAAAATTGATACTTCCTTCAAAAACGAATATCCAGACTGGTAGTATGTTCATGCATTGTTTCCCCATGATAGAGGTACTTTTTAATAAATAACTTTAGATTAATATCGGACACCAAAAGGAGACATCAATGGCGCTAAATTTAGCATCTCCTGGTATTGTTGTAAGAGAGGTAGATCTTACTTTAGGAAGAGTAGATCCCGTATCTGATAAAGTTGCTGCTATTGCAGCTCCTTTTGCACAAGGACCAGTAGAAGTTCCCACTCTAATCCAGAATGAATCCGATTTGCTAGCTAACTTTGGCAAATCATATGATGCTGACAGGCATTATGAGAACTGGATGGTCGCATCTTCGTTCCTCGCATATGGCGGATCACTAAGAGTCATCAGAGTAGATGATTCTGAAATGAAGAACGCATTCTACGGATCTGGAGATGCACCAAAAATTAAAAGTTTAGAGCATTATAATGATTTAGGTTACGAAGATAACGTTATTCCTAACGTCACTTTTGTCTCCAGAAACCCTGGATCATGGGGTAACGGTTTAAAAGTTGCAATCATCGACTCAGCAGCTGACCAAAGACTTACTGGACTCGCACTAACTGGTATTACAGTTGGTATGGGTGTAAGTCAAGTTGTTCCCGAAGGAACCGTTGTTCCTGGTATTGGAGCAACCTCTACACTAGATGGTGCATTTAAAGGAATTGTAACTAAAGTTGGCGCAGACTTTATTGATGTCAAATTTGTTCAACATGAAAGTGCTGCTGGAGTAACAACTCAAGTTGATTATCAAGAGAATGGAATTTATAGATTCACTGGTGATGTAAGAATCATCAACTCTTCTGGTGAAGGTGTAACTGGTGGTAACGAACTATCAACAACTCTTGCATCAGTCGGTCTTTCCACTGGAGTTACTTCTATTCCTGTTGGTGCAGTAACTGATGTTGTTGTAAGTGATGTTCTTTCCGTTCCTCACCTTGGATATGGCCTAACAGTTACTGGAGTTGGAACAACTGCTGTAACAATTAGTTCTTTCGCTGGATTCAGTACATCTGTTGCTGGCCCTGCTAGTGGAACTCTTCCTGTTGGTACTGGAGTAACATTCGCACGTTCTATCAGAACTAACTCAGCGGCTGATTGGTTCGATCAACAAAAAATTAGTTATACTGGTGGAGAACTTTTCTGGAATCAACTTTCTGATCGCCCAGGAACTTCAGAGTATGCTGGAAATAGAAATAGTAGATTTGATGAAGTTCATCTAGTTGTCATCGATGACGATGGATCACAAACAGGTAATCCTGGAACTATTCTTGAGAAGCATCTAAACTTGTCTAAAGCAAGTGATGCCCAGTTTGAAAATGGATCATCATCTTACTACAGATCATATGTTGCTAGTGGTTCTGGTTACTTCTTCGCTGGTGGACAACCTGCAGGAGCTGTAGCAAGTGACTTTAAACTTGCAACTGGAAATGGATTCACTGCAGTAACAAATATTGCATGGGATCAAGCAACATCTGGAGTTTCTTTCGCAGGATTTGGTAACACCACTGCTGCTTTGGCAGGCGGTCTAAACTACAATGGAGCAACTGGTCTAACAACCACAACTTCACTTGCAGCAGATATTTCAGAGATTGCTAATGGATATGAAATCCTAAACAACCCTGATGAGTACACTGTAGACTTCATCCTTCAAGGATCTGGAAACTACACCAAAGAAGAAACTCAGGCAATTGGTCTAAAAGTCATCGAAGTTGCAGAGAAGAGAAAGGATGCTGTTGCATTCCTATCACCACATAGAGCTGCTATCTTTAATGATAGTGATACTGAAGCAGTTGTAAGACCTATTGAAACAATTACCAATAACGTAATTGGTCACTTCACACCACTCACTTCATCTTCATTCGCAGTCTTTGATAGTGGTTATAAGTATATGTATGATAGGTTCTCTGATAAGTTCCGCTATGTCCCACTAAATGGAGATACTGCTGGAACTTGTGCAAGAACTGATATCAATGATTTCCCTTGGTTCTCACCCGCAGGAACAGATAGAGGAGCTATCCTAAACGCTGTCAAACTTCCTTACAACCCAGGTAAGTCCCAGAGAGATCGTCTCTACAGTAATAGAATCAACCCTGTAACCTTTATTCCTGGTTCTGGTATTGTTCTGTTCGGTGATAAAACTGGATTCGCGAAAGCTTCTGCTTTCGATAGAATCAACGTTCGTAGATTGTTTATCTTCCTAGAAAAAGCAATCGCCGCTGTAGCAAGAGATCAACTCTTTGAATTCAACGATGAGATCACCAGAACTAACTTTGTTAACTCTGTTGAGCCTTTCCTAAGAGAAGTTCAATCTAATCGTGGACTTCAAGATTTTGTTGTTGTATGTGACGAAAGCAACAACACTCCTGCTGTAATTGATCGTAATGAATTCGTTGCTGATATATTCGTCAAACCAGCACGCTCAATCAACTTCGTTGGACTCACCTTCGTGGCAACACGAACTGGTGTGTCATTTGATGAAGTCATCGGAAACGTTTAATTAGGGGTCTAAACCAAAATGGCATCAAAAAATCAACAAAATCCTCCCGCTTTAAGGACTATTTCCGATTTCAAGAATAAATTGCAGGGCGGCGGGGCCCGACCCAATTTATTTGAAGTTGTACTCGCATTTCCTGGAAATTTGAGTGTTAGCAACAATGTCGTCAATGAAGCAAGATTTATGGTAAAGGCAGCTGCGCTGCCTGCATCAAACATTGCTCCTATTGATGTTGCTTTCCGTGGTCGTCTACTTAAGGTTGCTGGAGACAGAACCTTTGATACTTGGACAATCACTGTTCTCAATGATACCGATTTCGGAATCAGAGGAGCATTTGAAAGATGGATGAATTCTATCAATCGTGTCACTGATGCGACTGGTGCAGTCAATCCTGCTGATTACCAAGCTGACGCTTTCGTATATCAACTAGATAGAGATGGAAGTGTACTTAGAAAGTACAAGTTCCATGATGTTTTCCCAACAAACATTTCTCAGATCGATCTATCATATGATTCATCTGATTCTCTAGAAGAATTTACTGTCGAACTACAAGTTCTATTCTGGACAGCAGCTGCAGATAATGCAGGTGGTGGTGCTGGAGACATCAACTAAGATCGCTAAATAATCTTAGTAAGACAGCAAATTTTATAAAATGGCGAGACTTTTTGGATTCTCTATTGAAGATAACGAAAAAAAATCTAAAAGTATAGTGTCCCCTGTCCCCGTTAATAACGAGGATGGGGTTGATCATTATATTGCTAGTAACTTTTATGGTCAATATTTAGATTTAGAAGGTGTATATAAATCAGAGTTTGAATTAGTAAAAAGATATCGTGAGATGGCGCTTCATCCAGAAGCAGACACAGCGATTGAAGATGTGGTGAATGAAGCTATTGTCAGTGATCTTAATGATACTCCTGTCACTATCAATCTTGAAAACCTTCCAGCTAGTGACGGTATCAAGAAAAGAATTAGGGAAGAATTTAAAGTAATCAAAGACTTGATGAACTTTGATGCTAAATCACATGAAATTTTCAGAAATTGGTATGTTGATGGAAGAGTTTACTATCATAAAGTAATCGATATCAAAAAACCTGAAGAAGGTATTCAAGAACTAAGATATATTGATCCTCTTAAAATGAGGTATGTTCGTGAAGAGAAAAAATCTAAGCAAGATCAAAATAATGGTAATGCTATCTTCAGACAACCAAATGGAGCTCAACAAAAGGAAGTAGTTCAGTTTCCTGAAATTGAAGAATACTTCATGTATATGCCAAGACCAACTTATGCTGGTGGAATGGGTGATAGATATTCTGGAACAAAGGGAATTAAATTTTCTAAAGATTCAATCACATATTGCACGTCTGGTCTTGTAGATAGAAATAAGGGAGTAGTTCTTTCATATCTACACAAAGCAATCAAGTCTCTCAATCAACTTAGAATGATTGAAGATTCTCTGGTAATCTATAGATTATCTAGAGCCCCAGAGCGTAGAATTTTCTACATTGATGTTGGCAATCTTCCCAAAATAAAAGCGGAACAATATCTAAAAGATGTAATGAACCGATATCGTAATAAGTTGGTTTATGATGCATCGACTGGAGAAGTTCGTGATGATCGTAAGCATATGAGTATGCTTGAAGATTTCTGGCTTCCTAGACGTGAGGGTGGTCGTGGTACAGAAATTACCACACTTCCTGGTGGTCAAAATCTTGGAGAACTCAGTGATGTTGCTTATTTCCAAAAGAAACTATACAGATCATTAAGTGTACCTGAATCCAGAATTGGTGCTGAGGGTGGATTTAATCTTGGTCGATCCAGTGAAATTTTGAGAGATGAACTCAAATTCTCTAAGTTTGTTGGCCGTCTAAGAAAGCGTTTCAGTAATATGTTTATTGATATGCTAAAGACTCAATGTCTTTTAAAGAATATCTGCACCACTAAAGATTGGGTGACACTTGAAGAGCATATTCAATTTGATTTTATCTACGATAATCATTTTGCAGAACTTAAAGAAAAAGAATTATTGGAAGGTAGATTGAGTGCCGCTCAACTAGCAGAACCATATCTTGGAAAATACTATTCTGTTGAATATCTTCGTAGAAAAGTTCTCCATCAAACCGATGAAGAAATTATTGAAATTGATCAACAAATTGAAAAAGAAATTCTTAGTGGAATTTTGCCTGATCCAAATGCACCTGTAGATGAAATGGGAAATCCAATTCCACAAGACGCCACTGGTGGGATGGGTGAGATTCCTATGGATGATGAAGCCGACGGTGGATACACTGAGGCTGATGGTCGAGCTGCTGAGATATAAATAGATTTAAGTTCTTATTTTATAATTCATGGACAATATTGTCGATTTAATTGCTAGTGGTGCAAGCGCGTCACAAATTAGTGATGAAATTAAAGATGCTCTTTACGGCAAATCCGCAGAGAAAATTGATTCTCTTCGTCCTTTAGCCGCAGCATCTTTGTTTGGTAAAGGAGAAGAAGAAGTTGAGTTTGACGCAACAACAGAAACTGGAGAAGAATAATGGCAAGATCCCTTGTCTTAGGACCACAAACAAATTGCCCAACTAGTGTTGGAGCAGCATCGAGTTTCAGTTCAGCAACTGTTGTTCGCCTTTACAACAGTAATGCAGGTGCTCAGTTAATCACCATTCTTGATGAAAATTTTCAAGGTATTGGTTCTATGACTATGCCAACTGGAACTGTAGAATATGTCGAGAAAAAGCATAAGGATTTGATCCTAGCTGGATCTGCTGATGTAAAAGGAACTAAAGTAGGATTCACCGCATAAACAAATGAAACTTATTAGAGAAGAGATCGAACAGGTTGAAATTATCGTTGAGCAACGCAACGGTAAAAAGAATCTGTATATTGAAGGAGTTTTCCTTCAGGGTAATATGCCCAATAGAAACAAGAGGATGTATGACTGTTCTCTTCTAGAAAGAGAAGTAGGACGATACAACGAAAACTTTGTATCTAAAGGCAGAGCTCTTGGGGAATTGGGGCATCCTGATGGCCCTTCCATCAATCTTGATCGAGTTTCCCATAAGATTGTTTCTCTTCAAAGAGAAGGAAATAATTTTATAGGTAAGGCAAAAATTCTTTCTACCCCAATGGGTAAAATTGCCGAATCTCTTCTAAATGATGGTGTCAAACTTGGAGTTTCTTCTAGAGGAATTGGAACCCTTTCTCCCACTAAAGAAGGATATAGTTTAGTTAATGATGACTTTGCTTTAGCAACTGCTGCTGATATTGTAGCAGATCCTTCCGCACCTGATGCTTTTGTTGACGGTATTATGGAAGGTAAAGATTGGGTTTGGGACGGAGGAATTCTCCGCGAAAAACTTGCAGAAAGAACCTACAAGCAAATTAATACTTTGGTAGATCAGAAAAAATTAGAAGAAAATAAAATTAACTTATTTCAAAATTTTCTATCAAGTTTATAATTTATAAATAAGTATAGTCAACTTACCAATATAGATCTACTTTCGGAGAGTTTACATGTCCGCTAATTTACAAGAAATGGATAACGTCGTGAGCAAAGGCGCAGCTGCTCCAGCACCAATGGTTGCTGGTGGAGCTCAAATCGAAGATCTCGGTGGTCCTACCCCAGAGAACTATCGTCCCGACGACGATTCAGCCAAACTAAAAGACCCTGCTGCTTCTATCAATCAAGCTCCTGCACCACAAGGTCAGGGCGCAACTAAGAAAGAAGAAGTCGAAGCAGTGGAGAACACCATCGAAGAAGTCAACGTCGAAGAAGATGTTGCCGCTCTATTCGCTGGTGAAGAACTCTCCGAAGAGTTCCAAGAAAAAGCAAAAACTGTTTTTGAAGCTGCCCTTCACATGCGTGTTGAGCAAGTCAAAGCACAAATCGAAGAGCAATCACAAGCAGCTCTTGCAGAACAACTAGAGGGCATGAAGTCCGAACTAGTTGAAAGAGTCGATTCCTACCTTGAGTATGTTTCTCAAGAATGGATCGAAGAAAATTCACTTCAGATCGAACATGGTCTGAAAACTGAGATGACCGAATCATTCCTTGAAGGAATGAAGAGTCTTTTTGAAGATCATTATGTATCAATCCCTGAAGATAAATATGATGTTGTTGAGAATATGGTAGAAAAACTTGATGACATGGAGACCAAGCTCAACGAGCAAATCGAGAGAAATATCCATCTGAATCGCAGACTTGGAGAATCTACTGCTGAAGGAATCTTCGCAGCAGTTTCTGAAGGTCTTGCCCTAACTCAGAAGGAGAAACTCGCTTCTCTAGCAGAAGGTGTTGAGTTTGAGGGTGAAGAATCTTACCGTGATAAGTTAACGACTCTAAGAGAGTCATATTTTCCATCAGAAGCTGTCGTAGCCGACACTTCAGAAACTCTTTCTGAGGGTGTAGGCAGTGGTCCAGATTTTTCTGGTTCAATGTCTCGTTACTTAGAAACTCTCTCCAGAATTAAGTGATCGTTAACATAGATCATTTATTGTAAAACCTTAAACAAAAAACTCCCAAAATGTATAACAATCCCCAATTAATGGAGAAGTGGGCACCTCTCCTAGACTACGAAGGTAGTGATCCTATTAAGGACAACCACCGTAGAGCTGTAACAGCCCAACTACTTGAGAACCAAGAGCGTTTCCTAAACGAAGAGCGTGCTTTCTCTGAGGGTTATGACCTTCAAGAAGCTACTCCCACCAACTCATTCTCCACAGGTGGTGGTGCATACTACCGTGGTTCTGGTGGTACTGACAGTGGTTCACCCACTGGTGGTTTCGATCCCGTACTGATCAGTCTCATCCGTCGCTCCATGCCCAACTTGGTCGCTTATGACCTTGCTGGTGTACAACCAATGAACGGTCCTACTGGACTTATCTTCGCAATGCGTTCTCGCTATGAGAACATGAATGGAACCGAAGCTTTGTTCAACGAAGCAGATTCCGCATTCTCTGCACAGAACTCTGGTTACTCTGCAACTCAGGGTGACTACACTGGTGGTGCTGACAGCGATGGCACCGTTGGTTTCGGTACTACGCTACAGCGTGGTTCAAATCCTGGTGTACTTGATCCTAATGCTGCTCCTGCAACATACAGCACTGGTCAGGGTATGGCAGTTACCGACTCTGAAGCCCTAGGCGAGAGTGGAACTGACTTCAACCAGATGGCATTCTCAATCGAGAAAGTCACCGTAACCGCTAAGTCCAGAGCACTCAAGGCTGAGTACTCCTTGGAACTTGCACAAGACCTTAAGGCAATCCACGGTCTTAACGCTGAAGCAGAACTTGCTAACATTCTCTCAACTGAAATCCTTGCGGAAATCAACAGAGAAGTTATCAGAACTATCTACAAGACTGCTGAAGCTGGTGCTCAACTTAACACCGCTACCGCTGGTCAGTTTGACCTAGACATCGACAGCAACGGTCGTTGGTCCGTTGAGAAGTTCAAAGGACTCCTCTTCCAGATCGAAAGAGATGCTAACCAGATTGCACAAAGAACTCGTAGAGGAAAGGGTAACATCATCCTAACTTCTGCTGATGTTGCTTCTGCGCTAACCATGGCTGGTGTACTTGATTACACCCCTGCACTCAACGCTAACCTTAACGTTGACGACACTGGCAACACCTTTGCTGGTACTATCAACGGTAAGTATAAGGTCTACATCGATCCTTATGCTTCAAACAACAGTGCTCTTCAGTACTACGTTGTTGGTTATAAGGGTACTTCACCTTATGACGCTGGTCTATTCTACTGCCCATACGTTCCTCTTCAGATGGTTCGTGCAGTTGGACAGGACACCTTCCAACCCAAGATTGGCTTTAAGACCCGCTACGGCATGGTCGCTAACCCATTCGCAGAAGGAACCGATCAGGCGTTCGGCGCTGTCAAGGCTGCCACCAACCGCTACTACCGTCGCGTTTCCGTCAAGAACCTTATGTGATCCATCAGGATACACAACTACTTGGACCCTTCGGGGTCCTTTTTTTATGCCTAGGTATAAATTAGTAGGCAATAATTTTCATTACATAAACTATGTAAAGTTAGCATATGCTGACTATATAATACAGTATTAGGAAGATAACTATGCTCTGAAATTTCAAATATATTATGTAAGTCTAAACGGAGTTTGAAACGGAGTTTGAAAAATGCACAATCTACTATCCAGATCTCAATTTGATGAGTGGAGACATCTTGCACAAACAGTAACTGACATAGAAACGGAGGATCAAAAAATTAGTGACTATTATGAATGTTTAATTGAATGTGATGTTGATGGCAAAAGCCATTGTAAAAAGATTTGTAAGGAGTTACTATTTTAAAATTTCAGGGACCTCAAAGGTCCCTTTTTTTATCTAAATAGAATTAAAAGCTCCATGTCAGTCTCGCCATTTAGAACACAAATTCAAAATAGGAATTTTTTGACTCCTGGTGGGTTTGAGTTTTCTATTAGAAAGAGTCCGAAGATAACATTTTTTTCTCAGACAGTTAATATTCCACAAATTAGTCTTAACACAGTAATTCAACCATCGTACTTGAAGAACATAGATGTTCCTGGAGATCAACTTCAATATGATGATTTTGTATTATCATTCTTAGTCGATGAGAATTTTGAAAATTATATGGTAATCCATAATTGGATGACTGGAATAGGATTTCCAAAGTCAACAAAACAGTTTGATGATTTTACAAAAAACCCCAATGGAACTGAGGATCTTGGACAACAGTTCTCTGATGGAACTCTTATTGTTTTAAACAGCAGTTTCAGACCAAATTTTAAAGTGACGTTCAAAGATCTATTCCCCGTTAGTTTGACGGGATTGGATTTTAATACTAAACTGGAGAGTGAAGAGTTCTTTACGGCTCAAGTAACTTTCAAGTATACTCTTTACGAAGTAACAAATTTAAGTGGAACTAATTTATGAATCTTGATGACATTCAGAAGATGTGGACCCGTGATTCTGTAATAGACAAAGACGATCTAGCAAACGAATCACTAAAAACTTCACAACTTCATTCCAAATATTATGAAGTATACAATACAATATTACTGTTAAGAGAAAGGGCTAAAGAGACTTATAATAGAGTTTATCTAGAAAGACATGTCTATTATACTGGAAAGGCAGATCCTGATGTATACGAGGAAGAACCTTTTCCATACAAAGTAAGAGATAAAGAAGCTTTAAATAGATATATGACTGCTGATAGCAAAGTGAGTCAGGTTGAATTGAAAATTAGATACTATGATACGATGCTTAAATATCTTGAGGAAATTATCAAATCTTTGTCAAATAGAAATTATGCCATCAAAAATGCAATTGACTGGATGAAATTTCAAGCAGGAATGTAATGGACGATCAATACTACCAGATCGAATTAAATATTCGAGGAATTAGACTTATCCATGAAGGCCTTCGACAGGCAGTTCAAAAATGGTCAGGAGGAGAACCTGAAGAACAAGAGAACTTAATTGCAATGAGAGATAATTTTTATAGACTTATTTTAGAAGATCAGTTCAATTCAGAGGACTAAATATTTTTAAGTGATGACTTAATTATATGTCCGAATTGATTATTTCAAAGAAGAATGAAGTATATCTCAGAGTAAAAACAGAACCACACATTAGCCACGAATTATCTGATCAATTTACTTTCGATGTTGAGGGAGCAAAGTACATGCCCCAATATCGTAATAAATGGTGGGATGGAAAAATACGATTATTCAATATTCAAACAGGAGAACTTTACATTGGTCTCTTAGATAAGTTATTGAGATTTTGTGATGATCACGGATACAAATATAAATTTGAAGAAAACAAATATTACGGCCATCCGATTGATTTAAATCAGATGATCTCCTATGAGGGTGTCAGAGACTACATGACCCACATATCTGTACACAAACCTAGAGAGTATCAAATACAAGCGGTCTACGACGCTCTGAAGTGCAATAGAAGACTCATAGTATCCCCTACTGGATCTGGTAAATCTCTGATGATTTATTCTGTAGTCAGATATTATGTTGAAAAAGGAAAAGATACTTTAATCATCGTTCCAACCACATCTCTTGTAGAACAAATGTACAAGGACTTTGCTGACTATGGATGGGACGTTGGATCCTATTGCCATAAAATTTATGGTGGTAGAGAAAGAGAAACTAAAAACCAAGTTATCATCACTACTTGGCAATCTATTTACAAACTTGAAAAGAAATACTTTGACAGATTTGAAGTTGTAGTCGGAGATGAGGCTCACCTATTTAAATCAAAATCCCTAGTCAGCATTATGACTAAATTGTATGATGCCAAATATAGATTTGGATTTACTGGAACTCTTGATGGTAGTCAAACTCACAAATGGATTTTGGAAGGTCTTTTCGGTCCATCTTATTCAACTATCAAAACAAAGGAACTTATCAAAGAAAAGCATTTATCTGATTTAGATGTAAAAATTATTGCTCTCAAGCACAAACCAAGATTGTTTGATAGTTATCAAGAAGAAATTCGTTATCTATGCGAAAGTCCACAAAGAAATAGATTTATTAAAAACTTAACTTTGGTTCAGAAAGGAAATACTTTGGTGTTGTTTACCCGAGTAGAAACTCATGGTGAACCATTATTTGATATGATAAATAATTCTGTCAAAGGCAATAGAAAAGTTTTCTTTGTCTATGGCGGCGTAGAAACAGAAGATAGAGAAGAGATTCGCAGAATTACTGAGGATGAAACGGATGCAATTATTGTTGCATCATATGGAACATTCTCTACTGGAATCAATATTAAAAATTTGCATAATGTGATATTTGCATCACCTTCAAAATCAAGAGTAAGAAATCTTCAGTCAATTGGAAGAGTTCTTAGAAAAAGTGAAAATAAAACTAAAGCTACTCTCTTTGATATTGCAGATGATATTACTTTTAACAAGAGAAGAAACTATACTCTTAATCACCTAGTAGAAAGAATCAAAATATATAAAGAAGAAAAATTTAATTATGAAGTTATAAACGTCGCGTTATCTCAATGAATTCAGATCTAGAAAGAGAATTCTATTGCACCTTAAAACTAGTCTCTGGTGAAGAAATTGTATCTCTAATAATGGTAGATGATACTGATGCCTTAGATCCTTTGATTATTTTACAAGAACCAATAGTAATACAATACAGTACTCAAGGTGCATTTTCTCAAATAAAATTAGAACCTTGGCTAAAAACTACTGAAGAAGATATATTTTTTATTCGATTATCTAAAGTCATAACAATGACTGAAATTAATGATATAGATTTAATTAATTTATATACAGATTTTAATGATCAAAAGAATGAATTGAAAGAAGAATATCAAGAAGACTTAGTTGACAAATCTGATGTAGAAAAGAATATAAGTAAGAAGATGGGATTCTTAGGAACAATCAGTGACACTAAGAAATCTCTAGAAGACTTATTCAAAAAAGATATTAAAGATAATACTAAAGAGCTTTAATGTCTTTTCATCCTGGACAAGCCAGATTGTACATGATTTTGGGACCTTTGTCAAGTTTGACAAGTCATGTCATATATGATATAATCTTATCAAGCATCACTCATAGATAATGGTAAAGAAAAAACCAGAACATTATGTAAATAATAAAGAGTTTTTGTTTGAGATAAACAAATATAAAACTTTCCTTAAAAATGCTGAAGCTGAAGGTAAAACAAAATCAGATCTTTTAAAGGAGTCAAGGGAGTTTAAAAAAACTCATGAATACCTAGGAACTTGTTTTAAAAAGATTGGCGATCATTTATCGCATAAACCAAACTTTGTCAACTACATGTTTAAGGAAGACATGATCTCTGATGGTTTGGAAAACTGTATTGAATACGTTACTAACTTTGATCCAGCAAAGTCAAGTAATCCATTTGCATACTTTACTCAGATTATTTACTTTGCATTTTTGAGAAGAATAGGTAAAGAGAAAAAACAATTAGAAATTAAAAATCGTATCATCGAAAAATCTGGATTTGCTGAGGTAATGGCAGTAGATAATAGCTTGCTTTCTAGAGATAGTTCAGACTATAATACAATTAAGGAAAACATTCAGACGAAAATGAACCGATGAAATCTACATTATCAACTAGTCTAGGTCCTAATCCTACAATTGAAAAAAATATTCCTGATGATCAAGTCTGGATTGATGATATCTTTTACGTCAAAGCAACTCGTTTTGGTCTTTATACCAGTGTACTAAGAAATCCTTTTGGAGCTAATTTCATTACTGGTGCTACTGAAGAAGGAGTTATCAAGATGACTAGATGGCATCTTAAGTGTCTGCAAGAAGGCACACTTGACGATTACACGTATGTTACTTCCGTTGCTATGGGTGTTAAACTTTGAAAGTTGCAGTTATTACGGATCAGCATTTTGGCGCAAGAAAGGGAAACCAAAATCTTCATGAGTATTTTAAAAAATTCTATGACACCGTTTTCTTCCCAACCCTCAAAAAAGAATGCATCGATACTATTATCGATATGGGTGATACTTTTGACACTCGTAAAGGGATTGATTTCTGGTCTCTTAACTGGGCTAAAGAGAACTATTATAATATCCTCAGGGATATGGGTGTCACTGTACATACAATTGTCGGAAATCATACAGCATATTACAAAGACACTAACGACATTAACTCTGTTGATCTACTATTGCGAGAGTATGATAACGTTGTTGTTTATGGAAGTCCTACCGAAGTTAAAATTGGTGGTCTAGATATGTTCTTCATTCCATGGATCAACGATGAAAATCGTGAAGAAACTGTGGGAATGATAAATTCGACAAAATCAAAAGTTGCTTTTGGCCATCTTGAGATGAGAGGATTTTTTGCAAATAAAACTTATATTTGTGAACACGGTGAAGATAAAACAAATTATAAGAAGTTTGAAAAAGTTTTCTCTGGACATTATCATCATAGAAATTTCCAAGACAATATCTACTATCTTGGAAATCCATATGAAATTTATTGGCATGATGTAGAAGAAACTAGAGGATGTCACATTTTTGATACCGAAACTTTAGAGCATACTCCAGTAAATAATCCACATAGACTATTTCATATTATTTCATACGAAGATACTCCACATCAAACCTTTAACGCAGAACCATACAAAGATAAAATTGTTAAAGTTGTAGTTAACAAAAAAAGTAATGGAGCTAAGTTTGAAAGATTTATTGATAAACTTTATCAATCTGGAGTGAATGATTTGAAGATTGTTGAAAACTTTGATTTTAATGGTTTTTATCAAAGTGATGAATTTACAACTGATGAGTCTGAAAACACACTTTCTATTTTGAATAGATATGTTGATGAATCTGAATGTAGTTTAAATACTTCAAAGGTGAAATCAATTCTGGAAAAAGTTTATACTTCAGCTTGTGAGGTTGATTAATGTACATGCTTGTTCATAGGAAAAAAAAGCAAGAGGGTGCTTATGCAGTCTATAATAGAAAGCGTGAGAAAATTTTATTTTTCTTTGAAGAAGCAGATGATGCCGAAAGGTATGCTATGATGTTGGAAACTCAGGATGATGAAACTGGATCAGTAGAAGCAGTAGAAGTTAATCCTGAACTTGCCGTTAAAACTTGTGAATTGAAAGGAGTAAAATATATAATTATCACCCCCGATGATTTAGTTGTTCCACCATTAAAATAGTATGATTTTATTTGAGAGTATTCGTTGGCGTAATTTTTTGTCAACAGGTGATCAATGGACTGAAATAAATTTTGTTGAAAACAGTAATACTATTATTATTGGTTCCAACGGATCTGGAAAATCAACTTTGCTAGATGCATTATCATTTTCCTTATTCAATAAACCATTTCGCAAAATTAATAAACCACAATTAGTCAACACAATCAATGAAAAGAATTGTCTTGTGGAGGTTAAATTTAATGTTGGAAATAAAAAATATTTTGTTCGGAGAGGAATGAAACCGAACGTCTTTGATATTGAAGTCGATGGAGTAGCTCTTCATAAAGAAGCAGACGATAGATCAAATCAAAGAATATTAGAAGAGAATATTTTAAAACTAAATCATAAATCTTTTACTCAAGTTGTAATTCTGGGAAGCTCAACGTTTGTTCCCTTTATGCAATTGTCTGGTGGTCATCGTAGAGAAGTTATTGAAGACATTCTAGATATTAGAATCTTCTCTGCAATGAATTCACTCATCAAAGAAAATATTAAAACCTACAGAGAAAAAACAAAAATTCTTGATGTAAAAAAAGAATCCTTTCTTGAAAAAATTAGGATGCAACAAGATTTTATTGATGAGCTAGAAAATCGTAGTAAACAAAATATTAAACAAAAAGAAGATAGCATTCAAAATCTTCTTGTGGAAGAGAATAATGCCATTAATAATAATTCTGAAACTCAAACTAAAGTCAATGATCTTCAGAAAGAGATGGAAGTATATTCTAGTGCTTCTATAAAGTTGCGTAAACTGGGAAATCTTAGAGGTAAAATCTCTCAAAAAGTGTCTACCATTACCAAAGAGCATAAGTTCTTCACAGAAAATACGGTATGCCCTACATGCACCCAAGATATAGAAGAAGAGTTTCGATTAAATAGAATTAGTACTGCTCAAAATAAAGCACAAGAGTTGCAATCTGGTTTCAATGAACTGGAGAGTGCAATTAAAGATGAAGAACAACGAGAGCAGCAATTTAAAACTATTAGTAGGGAGATTGTAAACCTCAACCATGAGATTTCTAAAAACAATTCAACAATATCTGGGTTTCAGCGGCAAGTACGACAACTTGAATCTGAAATTCAAACTATTGCCAGTCAGCTCGAGAATAGAAATTCTGAACATGAGAAATTAATTTCATTTCAGACACAATTAGATAAACTCTATACTGATCTTTCTGAGCATAAAGAATCTCTAAAATACTACGACTTTGCGTTTTCACTTCTCAAAGATGGTGGGGTCAAGAGACAAATCATTAAAAAATATTTGCCTCTTATAAATCAACAAGTTAATCGTTACTTGAGGATGATGGATTTTTACATCAATTTTCAACTTGACGAAGAATTTAATGAGACTATTCAATCCCCAATTCATGATAAGTTCTCATATGCATCTTTCAGTGAAGGTGAAAAAATGAGAATAGATCTCGCATTGTTGTTTACCTGGAGAGAGATTGCCAGATCCAAAAATTCTGTCAATACTAATCTTCTTGTCATGGATGAAGTTTTTGATAGTTCTCTAGACGGATTTGGTACAGAAGAATTTTTAAAGATTATCAAATATGTTATCAAGGGTGCAAATACCTTTGTAATCTCTCACAAAGACGGCCTTTACGATAAATTTGATAACGTAATTAAATTTGATAAGATAAAAGGTTTCAGTAGAATAGTCTAAATAATCAGGATGTGACTTAGATGTATGCTTTCTACACAGTACCGACTGCGCTTAGAATTCATTTGCAAATGTATTGCCAATGGTGAAGAGGTTAAATTAGACGACATGATTTGGGCAAATAAGCTTGCTAAGGCAAATACCTCTGCCAATGAAATGTTGAAGATGGCACGTCGCCAGATAACCAACAAAATTGAAGAGGGAAGTTTAGACGATTTTATGAATAGGATGGGACTAGGTGATCCCGACCCATCCAATCATAGAACGGGATTCGATAGTGCTGATGATATCAAAGATTGGTTTCAGCAAGATAAACCAAAAGATTGGAGGCAACGTGACTGATTATGTCTGTATCGCCACATGGGATCCCATTTACGAGATGATGCGCTATCATTGGGTTCATAAGTCTGAAAAGAATCCAGTGCAATTTGTAAAGAACCTCAATCCAGAGAAAGAAGTATTATGAGTAGCAAGATGCTATTCCTAGTTGATGTTGGCAACGGTAGATGTGTCAGTCATGATGGCCACATTCAAATCGGTAGTTTTTCTCATAGTGTAGAAAAGCATCTTGAGTTATGTCCTGATCAAGAATGGCAAGTAACATACTGGATGCCTGATCCATTCTGTATTAGATATCCAAGAGCAAACTATCAGCATACTATGAAGGCTAACGAAGGTTCTCCTAGGACTGACAATGCTGGTGATAGTAGACCAAGAGACTTTCCCGACCAAGCAACAAATAGATTGGAGAGAACAGTATGAAGATGTGGGAGACAAAATGCGTTGGATGTGGTAAAATGGTGCCAGCGAATCAAACACCTCAAGTTGGATGCTATGTCCCGTCCGAGAAAAGATACAAGAATTCGTTATGTAAACCTTGTTGGATAAAGAAGAATAATGGACAAAATTGACACACAGGGAATGAGTCTTCCTGGTAAATCAAAGAATCCAAATAGCTATGCTCCTATGCCAGTAAAGACACGTACAATTTTCACACCAGAAGAACGTATCGAGTTAAAGGAAATTATTCATGAAGCACTTGATGAGAGAGAAAGATTATGAAATTTAAAGCACTAGTATTCATCCGATTACGATCACAGGTTGATGACTCACCAGGTAATGCTGTGAGAGATGGTAGTAGACGATTGTCTGAGTTGAATATCAAGAAACTTAGACTTGGTAAGGTAATTGATATTTGGTTGGAAGCACCGACCAGAGAGTATGCCGAGAAAGAAATCGAAATGCTTTCTGATCGTTTCTATGCCAATACAGTCATGGAAGACTGGGACTATGAATTGACTGAGATTGAAGAATTTCCTAAAGGTATTCAGTAATGGAATTTAACACACCAGGATCTAATAAAAATTGGATGGATGATGGTTTCAAAAAATATATAACTGAATGGCAACTAGATAATATTGTAAATATATTAGATGCTAAAGTGGACCGTTGTCGTATCTACAATAGCGACAATAGAGACGAAGTGTACAACCAAATTACTATCACTTACAAAGAAAACAAATGACAACAGTAATTTACACCAACGGAAACCAAGAGTGTGAGCGTTTGGCCATGCTTCTTAAGTCAATCGGTGGAGAATTTTTGGAGTATAAACTAAATAATCATTTTACTCAAAGAGCATTTGAATCAGAGTTTGGATCTAATGCAGAATATCCACAGGCTTCCATTGATGCTAAACATATCGGTGGACTGAAAGATGTGCTACACTTCCTAAAGGAGAACCATTTACTCAATGAAAGTCCCGAACTGGCAACATCACTCTAAGAAAGACAAACATGGTAAAGGCACTTGCAAAGGAAGACTCCGAGCAAGGCGACAATCCCTAAACCACTTTAAAAAGTGTCACAGTACCTCGCCCAAAAAGCGAGGTTCTTTTGTATACTACGTTCATACGAAACAAATCAATGGCAGTCTCTCACGAAGTCAAAGGACAACTTGCCAAACTTCTAGCAACTGAAGATCTGGTTGTTGAGCATAAGAACGTTCGTACTGCTTGCTTTAACGTTCACACAAGAGTTTTGACTCTTCCTATGTGGGAAAAGGCGTCTAATATCGTTTATGATCTTTTGGTTGGTCATGAAGTGGGCCATGCATTGTATACACCAGATGTAGATTGGATCAAAGACAGAGATATTCCACCATCTTTCGTAAATATTGTTGAAGATGCTCGCATTGAAAAGATGATGAAGCGTCGTTATGGTGGCCTATCTAAAACTTTCTTCTCTGGTTATCAAGAACTTTCAGATGAAGATTTTTTTGAAGTTGAAGGTGAAGATATCGGTAAAATGAATCTTGCAGATCGTGCAAATTTATACTTCAAAATTGGAAACTATATTGATATTCCTTTTACTAATGATGATGAGGATCTCCTAATCAAAGCAATCTCAAATTGTGAAACATTTGACGATGTTCTTAACGTGTCTGAAGATCTTTATAAGTATTGTAAAGAATCTCAAGAGAATGATTCTGAAGATCTAAAACCAGCATCACAAAATGGAAATCCTAATGGTCAACAGGATAGTGATCAGCAGGGTGAAGGTGATAGTATGACTCACGAAGAAATGCTGGAGGAAGCAGAACGTCGTGAAGATGATAATGAAAAAGGGATTGCAGATCTTGATACTCCAAGTTATCAGCATGAAGATCAACCCTCTGATAATGAACCAGAAGTTAAGACTGATGCAGCTTTCGATAAAAATATTGAAGATCTCATTGATCATTCCTCTATTGAGAATAATTATGTTGAACTTCCAAAACTTGATCTTGATAAAATCATTATAGATGCTGCAAAGTTTCATGAATATCTAAACAAATCTTTTGCAGATATGCAAGAAGAATCTGATAATAGACATATAGCGTATGAAAGGACTCCAGTTAATCTCTATAGAGTATCTGATAATCAGTATAACTTATTTAAAAAATCTGCTCAGAAAGAAGTTACTTATCTTGTAAAAGAATTTGAATGTAAAAAATCTGCTGCTTCTTATTCCCGAGCAACCACTTCTCGCACTGGAGTTTTAGATTGCTCCAAACTATACAGTTATAAGTACAGCGAAGATCTTTTTAAGAAAGTTACAACTCTTGCTGATGGTAAGAACCATGGCCTGGTGTTTGTTCTTGATTGGAGTGGTTCAATGTCAGAAACTCTTTTGGATACCATCAAGCAACTATTCAACTTGATTTGGTTTTGTAAGAAAACTAATATTCCTTTTGAAGTCTATGCATTTACTACTAACTGGAGAGAACCTGATCCTAACCATCAGGGGTATTTTAAGATTCCAGATCCATCTTATGAATTGAAAGATGGCATTCTACAAGTCAGTAAAGACTTTAATCTACTTAACATGATTAGTAGCAGAATCAAAACTTCTGAGTTTGAAAATTGCATGAAAAATATCTGGAGACTTTGTTATGCATACAGTAATAGATCTAGCATGTATGATGTTCCAACTATGGCTGGATTATCTGGAACACCTCTCAATGAAGCAATTGTTTGCCTAAATCAAATTCTTCCAGACTTTAAAAAGAAAAACAAACTTGAAAAAGTTCAATGTGTTATTTTGACTGATGGTGAAGCTCATCCACTAAATCGTCACGTTGAAATTTCATATGCATACAATAAAGCAGAAAGTTTTATTGGCACTAGGTCTGTTTATCCTAATGCAACTTTCCTTCGTGATCGTAAACTTGGCAGGACCTATTCTTTTGGTTATGGGTATCATAAGTTCACGGAAACTCTTTTGAATAATCTTCGTGATCGTTATCCAGATATTAACTTTATTGGTATTCGTGTTCTTGCTCCTCGCGAAGCATGGAAGTTCATGCGTATGTATCTAAACTCTGACGAGTTTCTTGATGCTGAAAAATCTTGGAAAAAGAATCGTAGTTTTGCTATGAAAGATGTAGGATACACTGCATACTTTGGGCTCTCCTCAAATGGACTTTCCCAGAATTCTGAATTTGAAGTTAAAGACAAAGCAACTAAAGGTCAAATCCGAAGTGCATTCAAGAAGTCTTTAAACTCCAAGAAAATGAACAAGAAAGTTCTTTCAGAATTCATCTCCCTTGTCTGCTGAACCAGTTGGGGAACTGGCGGCCACGCCTCCATTCCCACCCATCATCCGTTATAATAAGTACATCAAACAAACCATCAATGTCAATTTCTTCCGAGTACATCGTTTCATCTCTTCAGCAAATCTATGGAGACAACATTTCTTCTGGAGATTTACGTGCATGGTCTGCACTAAATGGAGTTAGTTATCAAACTATCACTAGTAAACTTGCTGATCGTAAAGTTGGCCGTGGTAAGTGGAACCTGACTGTTGACGAAGTACGGGATCAACTAGAAACTCAATTTCCCGAACGGGAAGAAATGAATCTTATTCCTGCCAAAGATGATAGTTTTGTCCCGTTCGGGAACTTTAAAGATCTTAAAAAAATTATTAACTCTCGTAGTTTTTATCCAACGTTCATTACTGGTCTTTCTGGTAATGGTAAAACTTTCTCTGTGGAGCAAGTATGTGCTGCTCTAAATAGGGAATTGATTCGGGTAAACATTACCATTGAAACCGACGAGGATGATCTTATTGGTGGGTTCCGTCTTGTTAACGGCGAAACTGTTTGGCATAATGGTCCTGTCATCGAAGCTTTGGAACGTGGAGCTGTGTTGCTTCTAGATGAGGTTGACCTTGCATCGAATAAAATCCTCTGTCTCCAATCTATCCTTGAAGGCAAAGGTGTCTTCTTGAAGAAGATTAGTAAGTATGTAAAACCTGCTGCTGGTTTCAACATCATTGCTACTGCTAATACTAAAGGTAAGGGATCTGAGGATGGTCGGTTTATTGGAACCAATGTTCTTAATGAAGCTTTCCTTGAGAGGTTCCCTGTAACATTTGAACAGGAGTATCCTCATCCTGCAACAGAACAAAAGATTCTTTCTTCTATGATTGATGATACTCAATTCTGTAAGAATCTTGTAGATTGGGCAGACATCATCCGTAAAACATTCTTTGACGGAGGTGTTGAAGAAGTGATCAGTACACGTCGTTTAGTTCATATTGTTCGAGCCTATATGATCTTTAGTGATAAGGCAAAAGCAATTCAAGTTTGTCTGAATCGTTTTGATGACGAAACCAAGCAAGCATTCTTGGAACTCTATGACAAAGTTGATGCTGACTTCCAAATGGCATCTGATGGTAGCATCGATACAATTGACAACACTACTAACTTCTGATATAAAATGATGGAAGTATCTCAAAAAGCACCAGAGGTATGGTATATTAAAAATATCTTTAGTGATGATATGTTTAATGATGTTGTTACAGAGTTTTTGCCAGAATATTCTCAGTGGGTTTTTGACAAACATCAAAACCGCACTGATCCATTATTTGGTGAACTCATGTGTACTCATGATCATACAGATAACTGGTCCTACAGTACAAATTTTCAACTTATCAAATCTGCAACTACTGCCAAACTCAAAGTTCAAAAGATTTTGAAAAGAGATTTGGAACTCTGTAGGGTCAACACTAACATTCATTTTCACGGCCAAGACTCTGCATTTCATAATGATGCTGAGGATTCTACTATTAAAATCTGGACATGTGTTGTCTTTACTGAGTTTGACTGGGATTCAACTTGGGGTGGCCACATAGAAATTCAAAGTGGAGATGACTACATTACACTGCCATATATTCCTAATTGTGCTGTTCTATTAAATGGTCACTTAGAACACAGAGGACTAGCTCCAAATAGATTTGCTATACACGAAAGAAAAACACTTGCTTTTTTATGGAAAGAGGTGTAGAATATGACCAACTCTTGGAGTCTGCTTTACGAAGAAATGATGAACAACAATGATGAAGACAAAATCATTCTTAATGATGATCCCCTAGATAAACTTGCAAATGAAACATATGACCAATTTTCTTCTACCTTTACTGATACTCTGACTGAAAAGATAAAAAAAGATAATCGTTTTAAGTATAGTGAAGATGCCATACTTAAAGAACTTCAAGAGTATATTGCTGGCACATATAACCAGCACTACTCTGCTGGAAGTGATAAGATTCAAACTCTTGATCTTATTGAAGCCTGTGGTGATGGGGAACCATTCTGTCGATCCAATATCCTCAAGTACGCATCACGATACGACAAGAAGGGCACTGCCCGTCGTGATATCATGAAGATCTTGCATTATGCTGTGCTTCTGCTACATTTCAATGATCAGAACGCCACCCGTGAAACCTACCCTCAATGAATATGAAACTTTCCAAACAGACCATTGCTATCCTCAGCAACTATTCGGATATCAATCAATCTATCTTAGTTAAGCAGGGTAATAAACTTCGCACTATTTCAGTGATGAAGAACATCCTAGCAGAAGCTGAAGTTGAAGAAGAGTTTCCTAAAGACTTTGCTATCTACGATCTACCACAGTTCTTAAAAGTTCTTCGTTTGCATCAAGATCCTGAACTTGATTTCAAAGAAGATAACTATGTCACTATCAGGGAAGGACGTAATCGTTCACGTTACTTCTTTGCAGATCCTAATGTAATCGTATCTCCTCCAGAGAAGCAACTCAATCTTCCTAGTGAAGACATTACATTTCAGATCAATCAAAGTCATTTGAGTCAACTTCTACAGGCAGCTAATACTCTTGATCTGCCTGATCTTGCAGTCATTGGTGACGCTGGTGTAGTTCGTCTTTCAGTTCGTGACAAGAAGAATGATACTTCAAATGATCACTCAATTGTAGTTGGTGAGACTGAAAAGCAATTCAGTTTTAACTTCAAAGTTGAGAACATCAAGATTCTTCCTGGAAACTATACAGTCACCATCTCTAGCAAGTGTTTATCAAAGTTTACAAACACAGTTGAGTCGCAGGAACTTGATTACTTCATTGCACTTGAACCAGATTCGGTCTATAATGGATGATGAAGAGAGTGGCACGTATTTGGAAATACTCCTTAGGGAGTTTTTCCGATGACAAAACCAAACCTTACGACAATTACGTAGCTGGTGTACGGTCTATCATTGCCCTCTCTTATCTTGTCACTAACTGTTTTATTATTAGCGGAGTAATCCGCCATTGGAACGACAATGAACAACCTCAAACCCGTCCCCTCATATCTTCTGGCTCTTTGGATCATCCTCTTCTCTGTCAAACCTCTACTCTGGGTGATCAATGGGATGCTCTCTAAACCACTTCCCAAACCGTCCACCACTCCATCACAGGGGTGGTTTTTTATTGTATAATGACTTCATACAAAACAAACACAATATGAAAATCAACGGGTACGCAATCGAACCAGGTGCTGACCTTAGGTGGGCTGACCTTAGGGGCATTGACCTTAGGGGTGCTAACCTTAGGTACGCTGATCTTAGGGGTGTTGACCTAAGGGGTGCTAATCTTAAGGGGGCCAATCTTAGGGATGCTTCCCTTAGGGAGGCTAATCTTCTTGGTGCTGACCTTGAAGGTGCTGATCTTAGGGATGCTTGCCTTGTGGATGCTTGCCTTGTGGACGCTAACCTTGAGGCTGCTGACCTTGAGGATGCTTATCTTAGGTTTGCTAACCTTAGGGGTGCTGACTTAAGTTATGCTAATCTTAGGAGTGCTGACCTTTGGGGCGCTAACCTTGAGGGCGCTTTCCTTGTGAGTGCTAACCTTAAGAATGCTTTCCTTGTGGGTGTTAACCTTGAGGGTGCTGACCTTGAGGGTGCTAACCTAAAAGGAACTATTTTAGAGAACAACTCATGATCATCAACGGACACGAA